GTCCCCAACCCGTTTCAATCGAACGAAAACACTTTCCGTTGTTGAAAAAGCAGCCATACATGGTCTGCGAAAAGACCGACGGACTGCGACAGATGCTCGTTTGCTTGGAACTTGAAGGACGGAAACGTTGTTTCCTGGTTGATCGCGCCTTCCATGTCGAGGAGATTACGACAACTCTGCCGCGCGACACAGTGTTTGACTGCGAGCGGGTCGATTCGCTCTTGCTCGTTTACGACGCAGTGATGGTCAAGGGGGAATCGATGTTGAAAAAGCCGTTGACCGAGCGGCTTGCGGCAGCCGGAAAGGTGATCCGGATGATTCTTCGGACATCGAAGGATAAGGTCCAGATTAAGCTCAAGAAAATGTACCCGCTCGAGCAGATTGACGAGGTGCTCAAGGCTGAGTACCCTTACAAGACTGACGGGCTCGTGTTCACACCAGTGAACGAGCCGATCCGGATGGGAACTCACGAGACTATGTTCAAGTGGAAGCCGCGCGAGACAATCACAATCGACTTTATGGTGCGGCACAACGGGCAGTACATCGACCGGGGTCACCCTGGCCACGAGCCGGTGATGGATATGTACATTGCGGATCGGGAAAAGCTGAAGCCGATCACAATCTTCAACCCGTTGGTGCAGTACAAGGACTTGGACTCGTACGAGGGGCGGGTTGTAGAGTGTGGGTATGGGGATGCTGGCTGGTACTTCATCAAGGTGCGCGCGGACAAGACGTACCCGAACAACCTGCGGACTTTTGAGCGGACTTTGGTGAACCTGCGCGAGGACATTCAGGCATGCGAGTTTAAAGATTATGTTGCCGTGTAATATAAGAATGACTGATTATACAAAGTTATATATTAAATGTGATCAGCAGATGAATAGCGCAGACTTCTTAAATTACCAATCTAGTATGAGAACAAAACAAGCAGATGCAGATGAAGAAGAAAAGAGACTGGAACTTAGTAAATTAGAAGATAAATGGTGGCAAGAATTTGCTCAACCACTTGCGGATTTCATGGGAGATTTTAGAGTTTGGGAAGAAGTATTAGCTACCGACTTTCCTGATACAAAATTAAATATGAAAGAAGGTAAACAACCTAGAAATCCAAAAAATAAAGGTACACAATTTGAGGCTATCTATTTGGGAGCTCATTTTGTTTCACGTAAACCAGGGGAAATTGCGTGGTTTGACCCGTTTGACCATTTCCAGCTTTTTGGTACAAATCAATTTTGCCAGAGCTTTGCTTTGATGAATCTTGTCAGTTATAACCCGAATATGCCTAAAAATCTCAAACTTCCAATTCCTCGGTCGACTGATAATGGATTCAAGAGATATTATAGGTATACAAAGCATGTCCTTGGTTTTATAAAAGTTATAATAGACACATTTGAAGAAGATGGAACACTTTTTGATGTATCAAGAAGTGATGCGGAAAAGAAATATTATCCTAAAAACGAAATGCTTCGTAAAGTAAACGAATGTATCTCACATTATGCTATGTGTGTAAATATTCCAAAATATGATTGTCAATTAAGCGGACCTCCTGTCTAACTCTTGTACATACAAAAGTAATACGAGGCGGACTTTGGAAAAAAGTTCACCTCCTCGACCGAAACATCATCCTTGTGATACCACTTACCCTTGTGTTTGACGAGCGCAGTATAGTGCCCGCCAATTGTCGAGCCGTGGTGAACAGCCGCTGCGAACAGGTGATATTTTTCGCGAAACACTTCGGGCAGCTTGACCGTCTTTTTCTCGTCGTACATCCGAAAAGTCACCATCAGAATCTTGGGATCCTTGGAAATTTTAGTCTGGGTACCGGCGATCGGCCAGGTGTTGCCATCGTCATCCTTGTATCCCTCGAGACTGTTCACCTCCTCGTGCTTGTGGATCAGCTCGTCGAGTGTCAGATCGTTTTGGGTCGGATAAATCATGAGCGAGGCAAACAACTCGGGTGAACTCTCCTTTTTGCCCTTGGGCCAAGCCACAACCTGGACTTGTTGTCCATAAAAGATGCTCTCGACCCAAGCCTTGTCGAGCGACTTTTCAAAAATGTCAATGACGCACAGGATCACCTCCTGCACGTCGCACGGATGTCCTCCTTTGAACTGTGAAAAGCGTGCGCAAAGCGCACCCAGGAGGGGTCCCGGATGGACCGGGCTATCACTCTCCTTATCGAGCCACATCTTGCGAACTACAAGACCATACTCGCGTGTAAAGTCACACGGACCCACGTAAGTGCTCAGTATAAACTTGTTCGACAGAGGCGGACAATGCAACAGGCACTGCAGAGCGGTGTTGAAGTAGCAAGTGTTGCCGAGATTGAGCAGGCCCTTCATCGTCTTAAAGTTAATGCGCCCTTAATCTCTAAGATGGAAACTTTGTATCCCAAAATAAACGAGGTCATTCTCAGGTACAAGGATGAGCCCAACATTGAGATTGAGTTTCGGCTGGGGAAGTTTAACCGTGGTAGTTTTGATACCAATGTTGGGCCTGAGGTTTACCAACAGGTCATGCAAGGACTCATGCTCTACACCGGATGGGAGTCAACCAAGGTTTCGAACGACCAGATCTTCTACGGAGAGAATGGCCGACGGGCTGTCACGAATATGGATACTGACGATACTGTTCGCATTATTAAGACCAAGGTTGCGAAGGTTGACCATGTATGCGAAGGTCGTCCGCTCGATGTACGCCTTGGTATCTCGACTGAAGTCAAGCAGTCAGATGAAGACGATAACGACGTTTATGACAAGGTTAAGCAGCGAGTCCGCTACTCCTTTGTCCGAAAGAATCTTAGTATTGATGTCTCGATGATCAAGGGGTCTCCTGATGATCCAGACTGTGACGAAGATACACAGTACCAGGTTGAGCTCGAGATTGTCAACCCGAAGCTGATCCGCGACGACTACACGCTCTACCCGCTCGTGAACAAAGTGTTTGACCTGATGAATGTAATCACATAACTTCCACATTTGCCTTTGCACCTCCTGGCCCGAACGTCGATTTCCCGTATGTCTCCTGTAGCGTCTTGAGTATAGCCTTTCGCTTTTCGTTATTCGTAGCAAGCAGCTTGTTCGCCCTAGGTCCTCCCAGCTTAAGAATCGCAATCCGAGCACCCTCGTTTCCTTGCAGCGCGCGATTCAAAATCATATTGTTGATTCTGTTCCGTTTCTCTTGCGCGGTCACCTCCTTTTTGGTCACCTTGGGAGGTGGTGGTGTCGGCTCGTTGTTACTGTTACTATTCGTGTTACTCAGGGCTGCGAGCGCGTTATTCATCATAGCCTCGAAATTTGCATTCGACACGCCAGCTTGTTTGCTCTTGGCGTGCATCTCCGCACACAACACAGGTTTAGACTTGTTTTCTGTGTCGATCCCCATCGCCTCGGCAATCTTCACGAGCATTTCCCGGTCCAGAGTCTTGCAGACGCGCGACGTAACCTCTGGCTTGGCACGCCGCTTGTTATGCCGCAGGAACCCAGAAATCTTGACTGGATCTTCGTTCAGAATGTATAGATTCGTCATGTTGCCCTTGATATTGATACGAGCGTGCGGCGCCTTTGGCTTCAAGGTGGGATCGCGGTTCAGCTCTTTCATAGCTAGCTCGCGGCAGATGAAATATTTCCAGCCACCCGGCACAACACGACCATTCTTTAGTTTTCTCTCACCTGGCATCTTGGCCGGCAGAAAGATTCCGGCCCGGCGAGCCATCTGCTTGAGCTCATCAACAGTGTGACGCATGCAATCCTTGCTTCCGACCAGAACCTTTCTGTTTGTGACGGTCACCCGGTTCGCGCCGCGACTTGCGTTAGACGGCCCAGCTCCGTTGTTGTTATTGTTCTGGCCGGCCATGAATGGCAGAGCCCGAACCTTGGCCGGGATTGGAATTTTCCACTTCCGATAAGCAGCGATACACGTGGCGCGTGCGCTCGCCGGGTTCGAGAGAGGAATCAAGTAGCAACATGGGTAGCCGTCATTGTTTGGCCGGCAGTAGTACCCAGGTGCACAATTGCCTTCGAATGTTGCGGGAGTCGGTGGGTTTTTAGATGTCGATGCGGCTTTGATCCGTGGAGCGTTCACCTTTGTTTTTGGCATCCAGTTACTCTCGTCGATAAAGGTTCCCTTTGGTGCCAGTTTGTAAATTTGATTCACGACATAGAAAACCTTGGCCGGATCTACATTCTGACCCATAAACTGGACAACGTGGTTTGTTCCAATCTTTACTGTGAAATCACCCGTCTTGATAGTAAGAAACTGTGGCCCGACCCGTGGTTTCTTGCTCAGACCTGGGCCCTGTTTGGGAAGCTCTATACGTTGCTTCGCCTTACTTTCGGCCGGAAACTCTCTTCTGACACGCTCACCGACACTTACATTCAGAGGTGCGCTTACTGTATAAGGTGTCGTCTGGCTGAGCATGTACGCCAGATACTCCAGAGATTTCACCTTTTCGGTCTTTGCGTAGCCGGGTTTCTTAATCTCGAAGACCCGCTTAGGGTCTATTACTTTGTTAATAAAGAACTGTCCAGTCTCTTGCGAGATGTACAAATTCTCACTTCGAAGTGCTGGCTTTGAAGGGAATATAGTACTGAACAATTTCTGGACACACGAAAACAGTTTGTTCAAATCACCACCACCCTGAAATTGCAGAGTTCCATTCAGAAGTGCCCGTCCTTTATTCAAACCTTCAATATCCCGGACAATGAGCGTGACGGCCGGTCGTGACTTGTTATCTTCGGTGTTCAAAAACTTGATGGTCAGGTTGTTATATACAAACTGATTCACCTTGTTTTGGCCAGTAATGCCCTTGTTATTCTTGAGGGCTACTCCTCCCTGGCGAGAATTACGCACGCTGACCGATGTAATCTTGTGCGAATACAACTCGGTCCCGACATTCAACCCGTTAAAGAGCTTCCGAAACTCATTCTCACCTACACCAAAAGGGCATATGATCCGAGCCCAAAAGTTGAAAATCTTGACGGCCGATCGGCGAATAGGAGTATTTGACATTCTTACATTTCCGACCGGTGTAACAACCTCCTTATTTTTGTAGTGCTCATCAAAAAGAGCAGATGCTTTTTGAAATAAAGCCGTGCTACGGTTGCCGGCTTTATTTGGATGAAGATTGAGTACGGCCTTTTTCCAGGCTTGTCGGCGACCGGCAATTGAACTGTTGTAGCCGTAGCTGTTCAGGAACACATTCAGGTTCTCTTTTCTATTCATCGCGACTGACTCGAAGAATCCCAAATCATTCATACTGAGATATACCCAGATTAAAAGTCGTCCGAGACGTCCAGAGCCTCTTGGACTGTATCGACGCCGAAGATGAAGGGCTGGTTTGTATAGGCCCGACCCTTGTATGTCTTGGTCTCGTTTCGAACCTCCAGGTTCCTGGACGAGAACGGACCGGCGTAAAAGTCTGGGTTGAACTTGGCGCGGCCCAAGTTGTTCTCGTGACAGTGCTGGTTGAATACCGCGACGAAGACCTTCTGCGGGACGCACAGGTCGTCGCCAAACTGAACCTTCTCGGAAGACAGGAAGTTCTGCAGGATATTGGTCACCATCGCCACCTGGCTCTGGATCGTCTTGAAATACTTGGGTACGACGTTCCAGATGTCCTGGTCTCCGTACTGTTGGGCATACTCCAGATACGCCTTGACGCACTTTTCCAGGATGATCGGAATCTCTGTGTCGAGCTTGTCCTCCAGGTGTGGATCCGCCTCGGCAACCTGGCGCGCAAAGTTCCAGGTGAGCAAACGGCGCAGGATGGATCCTGAATTGTCCTTCCAGCCAGGAACCTCGTTACCTGCCAGGATTCCAGGAACCTTCCAGGTTACGCTGATAGCCTTTTTGAACTTGCGCGCGATCGAGAGGTCCTCACCGCTGACGAGCGACTGAAACTCAGCCTGCTCGAGAGCCATATCACCCTTGACCTCCGGACTGATAAACATGAAGCCATCGTGCAAAGCCTCGAGACCAAACTTCTTTTCGACGTTGTTCGACAGCGTCCGAACATCCTCCGACTCGTAAAACTTCTTGAACACCTTGGTGATCAGAGTCGACTTGCCCGAACGAGCAATACCCTTGAGGAAGCCAATCACCTGCCAACGATCAATGTCGTTCACGTCGAAGCAGAGCCGACCGCCAAAAACGTACAGCCAGCGGCAGACATCCTCCGGAAACTTTTGGTAATCCATAATCGACTGCATAAAAGGTGTCGGGATGTCATACCAATCCTTGATGTCCGAGTGATCAACAAACTCCTGTGCGAAATACTTGCACGAAACGACCGTCGGGTCGAGCTGATCAAACTCCGGCTTGTCATAGGGATAAAACTTGGCCATGTACTTCTGACTCGCCTCATCCCACGCACGGCCAGCAAAGAGACCGTTATGGAACGACCAGACAGTACGATCCTTCTTGATATCCGGAAACTGGATATCCTTGCAGGATGTCAAGTGGGCGATCGTCTCACGGACGTTGCCGCCGCGCGCAGTCATATTCTTCCACATATCGTACTTGTCCTCCTTCTGGGTCATCGTATAAACAAAGTCAGAAATCTCCATCACTGGCTCCCAGGCTCGAGTCGACTTGCCGTCGGGCGTCTTGATCTCGCGATAGCAAAAGCCGTTGTAGCGCTTGTACTTGCGGCGGTTAGCCTCGGTCAGGAGGTAGAGCAGCAGCTTCTGGTATGGTGTACGGGCATCCTCCTCATCAGTCGCCAGGTCGTTCACGGAGTTGTACCGCTCGATCGACTTGTCAAAATCGAGAGGGACCGCCTGGTATGTCGGGTGGTTGATCCGCTCGTACATCCGGACGTGCCGAAAGATCATCTCGTACGCGTCGTCGTACGTCTCGATGATTCGTTGAATCCGGTAAAAAACAGAAAACTCGTTTCCGTTGATATCAAACGACGAAGTGGCCAGAATCTTAAGATCCCGGGCTCGAAACTTCATCTCGTTGAGCAGACGTTTCTTGCGCTCGTACTGCTCGCGAATACGCTCGATATCGATCATAGCGGGTCCGTCCGGACCCATCTCATCCTGGTGAAAAAAGATGGAAAACGCGATCCGAAGCGTCACCGGTTCATTTTTAAAACCTCCAAGGTCTTTTTCTTCGAGTTGATTCAAGAAATCTTCAAGATTCTCTTGACCCAACTTGTTAATCTCGGACTTGAGCATCTCCATGCGTACCTCATTCTGTCGTTCCGGTGCTTGCTCCTTTTCGAGAGTTTCCATCTGTAAAAGTAGAGGATGATTTTTTTATACCATTAAAATACTTGCCTGCACAATCTGCAACACGTTTGCACCGTTCGACAAAGTCGAACACGTCCAGCTCACCCTTGAGCATGTTGCAGTCTGTGCAGGACGTAATGGAATTGTCCGTGACGTAGCCTGTCCTGTTCATAATTCGGTCTATACCATTGAGAAACCCTTCGCGAAAGTACCCACAATATGCACAGGGCATCCGCAAGAGGGCCTGGGCCTGGTCGTCCGTCAGACTCCACTCGATCCGACGGCGCTCCGCGTTAGCCTTGTAGTTTCGGACGACATTATCGATCGACTTTGACCGTTTCCGGCGATCCCGACAATTCACACACGTCCGGAACTCTCCAAACTCACTCGCTGAATAGACGGTTCTGCATCCAGTGCAGTACCTTTCCATTAACTCTTCAGCCCTCAATAACCTTATTTCTCTGCTAAATTCAAATGAAGAAGATTGCTAAAAAGGAGGGGAAGAAAATTGGAGAGACGGCTGCAGGTGGTGTAGTTGCGACGGCGGTCTGCAGCGGAGCTGTAAAGGTGGTCGGTCCGTGTCTAGGAACGGCCGCGGAAGAAGCGATTCCAGTGGCAGTTCCTGTGATGGAAGGGGTTGCAGAAGATGCTTAAAATAAAAAGGTTCTGAGATACAAATGGCTCTATCAGCACTCTGCAAGATTTGTCTGTACTACAACCCCGGTGACAAGACGTGTGGGCGTTCCATCGTCGCTGTGGATAAAGGCAAGGTCCATCACAATTACGCCAAGTTTGTCCGGCTCGACAAGAATCAGTGCGGTCCTCAAGGCAAGTGGTTCGAAGAGATTTCGAAAAAGACGGCGATCGACGAGCTCTTCGAGTCGTTCGATATTTAGAGCTTTAGAACCTCTTGATAGAAAATGATATTCACCTGGCTAAACGATGAGGAACTTCGCGAAATCGGCTGGGAAGAGGACCACATCCGGTCCGGTCTCGTGGGCCAAGTGGCGGCGTTCTTTTTCGTGAAGGACGAGGAGGACGTGTACGGCGTCCGGCGCAACTTTAGACCGGGTACATATGACGTCAATGAGAATGTGACGTTTCGCGGTGAGGAGTGGGCGGCTCTCATCACTACTTGGATTTAAACCGCTTGAACGACCCATCCTCGTTGAAATCTGGGTGCCATGATTCTCGTCTATCCCATCCAACCCAGCTTTTAATATGGCCTTTTTCGAACACAAATGATCTTTGGTTCCAGGTATGTCCATTACAGTTAAATGACCAGGAAAATGCACCCTGGTGATGGAATACAATCAATTTTATACAACGGTCGAATTTTATTTTTACATTACCCCAACCGAAGATTCTTTCTGGCAAAACAATGTTCGACGGAGGAAGTTTCCGAGGCAGAAACCCCATAGCAAGCCTTGTATCAATATCTGCAAAGTGCCCTATTCGTTCGATTACCCTTTCCATTTATTTAGTTTTGTCCGAAGTCTTTAACGTCTCTAGACAGTAGTACCCTACACCGATACCTGCACCCACAAGTCCCGTCAGGGCTACAGTTCCGAGCGCCGCGCCGAGTTTAATCATGTGGTGCATTTTGTTTTAAAAACAAGCTACCTTTTTAGACCAAGAAATGACCAGGTTCACACCAGAATCGATTATGGGACTGATATGGAAGGCGCACTGGACAGAGAAAGATCTTGCGTCCAAAGAACCTGATGAAATTCAGAAAGAGTACGTAGCATTCTGTCGGCGTTACAAAATTACCGCACCGTGTTGGGTGCCTATCGAACAGTATCCTGTTCCCGCTTAAACAATAAACTCATCAGGAATATAATGCTGGCAAAATACTTGGGAATATGTTACGTATACGGAGCTGCTCGAAACCTCGTATACGCACCAAAGATGAAAAAAGATGAATACATTACGGACCGTATCCTAAAGTTCAGTATGTGGACTGCCGTCACACCAATCATGGCCCCTACGTACCTTTACTGTGATCTCAAGAATATCGAACAGGTCATACGCAAGATGCCTGGACCTATTGATCGGAGTCCTTGGTGAAAGCTCTTTTAAACGACCCATCTTCATTGAAGTCTGGGTGCCGTGAATGTTTCATGTGGTTCAGGGCATGAAGAGTCACAAGCCCGTCCCGTCGAAACGAATAGCTTCGGCTCGTCATGAAATCATCTGTACCAAATAACCATGAAATTTCGCGCTGACCTACGTATAATTCTGCGTTTCTAAGTTTAAATCGTCTCGTTCGTCCTTGATTGAACTCTGTGTAATCATGTGATACGCACGGGAGATCCAGATCTGGTACGACCAGCTTCCGAGGTCCAACCCCCATAGCACGCCTTGTGTCGATATCCGCATGACGTGCGATGTGTTCGATGACGTTATCCATTTGTTTATATTAGTCTTGACTTCTTAAGACGGTCTCACGTGCTCGTATCTTCTCAAATCAAAAGACCACTTTATTATTCCGTATTCAGTCGCTACTAACCTTATCCACCAGCCTTTATTGAAATCAATTACAGTAATTGGATAACCAGGGTACGTCATCGTCCTTCCCGCCTGGATCGTCAAGTCACTCGGTGGCAGCTTCCTCGGTGGGAAACCTAACGCAACTCTCTTATCAATATCTCCAAAACCCATAGCACACCTCGTATCAGCGTCTGCTAAACGTGCGATGTGTTCTATGAGGTTATCCATGGTCTAAATGGGTCGTACTCTTTTAAACGAACCATCCTCGTTGAAATCGGGGTACAGTGAGTCTTCATACTTTCACAAGGTCCAAAAGCGCATTCTTCCCTCTCTTGTAAAATACCATTCTGTAACTGTTGTCAATCTGGGGGCCTCCAAAAACCCAGCTGATGCAAGCAGCTGGAGGATAAGCGCACGCAAAATCCAGAAAGAGTCGACTTTGCATATCGTACTACGGCTGCGTGATGGAAAATAATGTAGTCTAATTATATGTCGAGTCCTCAGAAAAACACAAGTCCTAGAACAAAAGAAGCGGCGCGGACTATTAAACGAGCGGTAATGAAGAAATATGCCCAAACAGCATTTCTTGGATATACAGATAGTAACTATGTTAATATAAAGTCCGGTAAAGCACCAACAAAAGCTATGGCTTTATTTAGAAGGATGAAAATGTTTCCAATCACTGTGAATGTTCCTTTATACCGTGGTTTAGTAAATAGAAATGGAACTATTTATAATACACTAAAGAAAAACGGAGTATTCACTAATTCTTTTTCTTCATTTACTAAACATAAAGGAACAGCTAATTCATTTGCGTTCGGGATACCACCAACCATGAACGCCAAATATATGGTATTTATATTACCACCCGGGAGATACCCTGCAATAAGTTCAAATAATTTTAAAGCTAAGGGATTCGAAGGACATGAAATAGTATTAGCACCGGGTAAATATGTCATCAACAAAAATAAAACAAAAAATAGTAATTTTGTTAACCGTTTTGGTTATCGCTCATATCTCCATCTAAAATACACACCGAGTAATACACTGATATATCACAATTACGCGCCTAAGAATCCTCCTTCCGTTCCAAAAAAATAAAAATTTCTTTTTCTACCCATAGCACGCCTCGTATCAATGTCTGCAAAGCGCGCCACGCGTTCTATGACGTTATCCATATGATTTCAGACTCAAAGATCTTTATCACTCTGGTGTGTTTTCAGATACAAATCGAAAACGCCAATCAGATGGTCAGGGCCTTTATCAGCCATATCAACTAGAAGCTGACGTAATTGTGAACGAGATCTCTCACGATGATCCTTATTATACGCGTCCCACGCATTTATCAAACAACATAGCTCGATGTAGTCATTATACATATATGGTTTCAGTCCCAGGAGTCTTTATCACTCTTGGGCCCGAAGGCCGCCCCGAAGGGCTTGTATTGTTTTTGCGATTTCGCGGCAAGCGAGAAAACAACGTTTTCTCTAGTTGGAGAATGCAAGGCCGCCCATGCCAGACTGGATGCGCAGGATGTTGTAGTTCACTGCGAACATCTTCTGGATGTTGGACAGACCGCCCGCCTTGAGTGCCACCCACACCTGGGCGTTGTCAATGCGCGAGAAGTTGCAGGTGCCGGTTGGCTGGTGCTCCTCTGGCTGCAGGGCGAAGGAGTAGGAGTAGATGCCTGGCATGGGGTTGCCGGAGTGGTGGTAGAATGGCTGCACCTGGTTGAAGTACTTGCCGTACTGCTCCTTGAAGCGATCCTGGCCGTTGAGGATCAGCTTGAACTGGTGCAGAGGACCCACCTCGTAGCCACCAGCGCCGGTCACTGCTGGGCCCTCCTCCACGAAGCCGCGGTTGCAGATGGTGGTGCCGTTGGCGTTGGTGAAGGCCGCGGCGGTGCCGACCAGCATGTGGGGGTAGGCATACTTGTGGGGCAGAACGATGTTGTTGGCCGAGGCACGCAGGGTGTTGGACACGGTCACGTTCACGTTGGAGGGGTTGGAGGAGAAGTTCCACATGGAGTTCAGGTAGGTGGTGGGGGCGCTGTTCTGGTAGCACCACACCAGCTCCTTCACTGGGTGGTTGTACGACAGACGGATCAGCTGGGCGGAGGACTCGGACAGAGTGCCGATGGTGTCACCGCCGGTGTGCTGCACCTGCTCGATCAGGTACTCGTGGCCCTTCTGGGCGAAGCGGCGGCGCTCCTCAGTGTCCAGGTACACATAGTTGGCCCACACCTCGAACACAGACTGGGAGAAGAAGGTGTTGAAGTAGGTGGTCAGGTCGAAGTCCAGGCGCACCTCGTGGTACTGCAGGGCAATCAGTGGCAGGTACAGGCCTGGGTTGCGGTTGAAGAAGAACAGCAGGGGCAGGTACACACGGTAAGCAGTGGTGCCAGTGGAGGACTGGGCGCTGCCGGTGGCGATGGAGGTGGTCATCTTGCCGTACTCCATCTTGTCGTCCTCAGCCAGGAAGACCTCGGAGTACAGACGCCACCAGGTCTGGAAGTGCTTGTCGATACGCTGGCCACCGATGGTCAGCTCAACGGCTGCGATGGCACGCTCAGCCACCCAGTTGACGTCGGGCTGGGTGTTGTTGGAGGTCAGGTTGGCCTCCGCACCGTTGAAGGAGGGAGCCAGAGCCACGTACATGTTACCGACCAGATCGCCGTTGCGGGCAATGGTCACCGACACACGGCCGGAAGATGCGGGGGAGCCGTTCACGGTCTGCTGAATGTTCTCCATCGCGAAGTTGGTGTGACGCTTGTACACCGCCTGGAAGAAGGTAACCTTGGGGTTACCAGTCAGGTACACATCCTGAGCGCCATAAGCAACGAGCTGCATAAGTCCACCGGCCATTTTGCTATACCCCAAGAAAAAAATTTCACCGCGTTAGAGGCGCACTCAAAAGTTCTTTGGGTACAGTAGAATGTCTAACCAGGGCGATGAGGAGTTTGACCCCGACCAGATGATGGAGATGGAGGATGGCATGGATCTTGGTGAGCTGCTGGGGTCAATGCTGACCGACGACGAAGGTCGCAATGTGGTGAACGCCCTGGATGATATCAAGTCTCAGCTGGAGATGACCAACAAGCTGCTGCTCAAGCTCGTTGTCCACTTGGCCTCCAAGCCAGCAGCTCCAGTTCACATTGCTGCACCAGCCTAAAATAGCTTAAAGAAAAGACTCACTTGTTAATTGGGCAGTAGCCCATCTGACCTTAGCTCAATTGGTAGAGCGAAGGACTGTAGGCTCCGAGCCTGTTTGTGGATAGTCATTTATCCTTAGGTCGCTGGTTCGATTCCGGCAGGTCAGAATCCGGCTCTTATAGCTCAGTGGTAGAGCATCTGTTTAGTAAAGGAACAAAGTTCCTTGCTGGCTAGCAGAAGGTCTTGAGATCGAAACTCAATAAGAGCAGCGTCCCTGTAACTCAGTTGGTTAGAGTGTTGGTCTTATGTACCAAAAGTCGTGAGTTCGAGCCTCACCAGGGACAGTGTCAGTGTCCGAGTTGGTCTAAGGAGCCAGACTTAAGATCTGGTGCTCTCAGGAGCGCGTGGGTTCAAACCCCACCTGATGCAGCGCGCATGCGCGCGTGGGCCTCTGTAGCCCGTTCCCCTATAACTCAGTCGGTAGAGTGTGTGGCTGTTACGAAGAGTGCTTTGCACTCTTCGCCGTGGGACCACAATGTCGCAGGTTCAATCCCTGCTGGGGGAGTTTTTTAAGCGATGTCCTCGCTTAAAAAACTCTAACACTTATCTAATATATGATTTTGTTCGTAGAAGCACTTGTTGTAGGAATTGGTTTAACCCTAGGATACTGGTCTGTTCAGTGTCCTATGTATTGTTGCCTGTTGTGTACGGGTTATAAAAGTAAACCGAGCCTTTAATGTAGTTATGAAGGCTCGGATTCCGGGAGCTCTCCGGGAACAAGTGTGGCTTTTGTATTGCGGTGACAAACTGTTCCGCCAGAAGTGCTGGGTCGACTGGTGTGAAAACATCATCACGCCATTCAGATTCGAAGTCGGTCATAACGTCCCAGAATCCAAGGGTGGAACTCTGGACATTGACAATCTTCGTCCAGTCTGTTCGAATTGCAACAAATCCATGGGAAACCGGTACACCATCGAAGAGTTTGGTGATATTTCCAAGAGGACAAGTCGTCTATTCGAGTGTTTTCGCTTCAACAAGCATCCTCCTGACGCTCAAGAAAGTAAACTTTAAGATCGGACTCCAACCTTTGGCCAGAAGTTGTCAGCTGGATCAGACCCTTGTTGTCAAACCCGACATCGGTCAAGGGGTCATAGTTTTGACTGGATAAAATGTTCCATCGTTCGCGATACTTTCTATTTTCGAGACTTCCGTGCCAATGGTGCAGAATTGTTCCATTGACATAGGACACTGCCATGTTTTTGCAGCGAGCCTGGTACTCGTGCAGGGCTGCTTTGTAGTTTGGGTGGATGTTCCCCGGGTAACTGTCCTCAACCTTGTTAATCCAGGCCAAGGCCATGTGCCGATCACCGGACCCGAGGATAGCCCAATCAATCAGACCGACCATTTTATCGTACGCCCGGTGAGTACACGCCCAGGCGTAGCCCGGGTGCCAGAATCCGTACTTGTCAGTTTTGGCATATCGACTACCGATTCCGTGCATGTACCCGAACGCCTTGTCCACCTTGATAACTTCACCGTTCGGCCCGAGGTTGACCGCAGTCTGGAACATCTGAACAACATCATTGTGTTTCAGCTCGCGAATAGTTTCAGATACCCACCGACGGTTGATGAATGTAATGTCGGCATCGATCCAGGCGACGTATTTCCAGGTGTCCGGAAGAGTCTCGATCGCGAGGTTGACCAGGTTTTCCTTTATCCATACGTGATGCTGCGTCTTGAACCGAAGGTGTTTGCTGACGGGCAGGCTCGGAAGCTCGTCGCCAGCCTCTGCAATTACTATGTGGATTCCTGGGGTTTTATGAATTCGCTTCACGAATTCAATAAATAGCTTGAGGCGATTCTTGAATTTACAGTAGTTGAAATAGGGTAAAATAACATACAGTGCGTCTGGATCCTCGAAGCACATCCTAAAATACTCTCACATTATCTTAATGAAAGATCAAGTATGGTTTGACTCAGAAGAGGAGTTTCTGCGTAAAATCGAGACACAGGCTAATCTGTACAACAAACATTACCTGAAAGAGTACACGTATTACAACGGCCTGTCGTCCAAGTTTAACATTCCAATCCTGGTCATATCGTCAGTCAATGCGCTGACCGCAATCTCGCTGGGTAGTTTCGTACAGCAGGAGCTGGTCAGTATCCTGAACGCCGTTCTGTCGGCCGGTACAGGAGTGCTCGGTTCTATCCAGCTGTACATGAAGCTGAACGAAAAGATGACGAATGCTCTTCGGTCGTCGATAAACATGAAGAAATTGGCACTCAAAATATCAAAGGAGCTTACGGTCGCTCGGGAACTTCGGGTCACCGAGGGACAGACGTTTCTGCAAGAGTCATTTTCTGAATTTAATACTGCATTGGAGGCTGGTAACCCAGTTGAGGTGAAGATACCGAATCACCTTGCGTTCACGGATAGCGATCTGCGGTCAAATAAGATTCGGAGTATTGCCGATGTCATTTCAAATGGTTCGACGCAAAAAGTTTCACGTTTGAAGGGCATTCTTGCCAAAATTGCTTTGGGTTCGACTGGAACATTTCAAACAGAGTCTGATTTACCGAATCGTCGTCGATCACCTGATAGCCCTCTATCATCTGGTGAGTCATCTCCACTGGGAGAGCCTTAAGTTCGGGCGAATACAGGCATCCGAGCTCATAGGCTACATCGTAGCGCGTCCCCTCCTGGTCCTCGACCCAATAGTGCCGACAGCACTCCTTGTCGCCACTGATGGCGTAGCCCGCAACCATCTTCACATTCATAGTCTTGCGCAGGTACAGGTAGCACAAAGCTGTGTGGTGAACGGGCGTTCCCTCAACCTTGTACATCTTCATCTTGAGCGCAAGGCGTTTGACCAGGTCCGCCATTTAACTCTTAAAAGTTTATATCCCTTATTTACAAATGACCGATCCGATTCTGACCCCGTCAAGCTCGCGATACACCACCTTTCCTATACGCTACAATAGTCTATGGTCGCTGTACAAAAAAGCGGTCGCTTCGTTTTGGACAGCCGAGGAGATTGACTTGGCCAAGGATATTTCGGATTGGAACAATATGTCCGACAATGATCGGCACTTCATCAAGACTGTTCTGGCGTTTTTTGCAGCCAGTGACGGAATTGTGATGGAAAATATCAACATGAACTTTTCAAACGAGGTTCAGATTGCAGAGGCTCGGTCGTTTTATGCGTACCAGCAATTCAACGAGGCGATCCATGGCGAGACGTATTCGCTGATGATTGACAAGCTGGTGACTGACCCGGTCGAAAAGGCTTCGTTGTTCAAGGCGATCGAAACTGTACCGGTCGTGCACGAAAAGGCTGCCTGGGCCCAGAAATGGATGGACTCTCAAGCCCCGTTCGCACAGCGGCTTGCAGCATTCATGTGCGTCGAAGGTATATTCTTTTCGGGTTCATTCTGTGCCATCTTTTGGCTCAAGAAACGTGGCCTGATGCCCGGCCTGTGCTTTTCGAACGAGTTGATTAGCCGGGATGAGGGTCTGCACCTCGAATTTGCAGTGGAACTTTATAACAATCTCAAGTTCAAGACGAGCCCGATCCCTGACATTGTCAAGGAGGCGGTCGAGATTGAAAAGAAATTCATTACAGAAGCCATCCCGTGTAAACTTATCGGGATGGATTCGGCAAAGATGACTCAGTATATTGAATATGTTGCTGATCGCTTGCTTAAGCAGCTCGGGCTTGAACCTGTATGGAATTCGAGCAATCCATTCGACTGGATGGAGTCGATTTCGCTCGAAGGTAAGACTAATTTTTTCGAAAAGAGAGTCGGAGACTACTCAAAGCATGTAGACAATGACGGGATTCGGTTTGATGAGGACTTCTGAAGCAGAGTCCGCGATTCACCGGTACTCCTCATATGGCTCCTCGGCGTACAGCTCCTCGGCGTACTTCTCCTCCACAGCCTCAGCGTAGCCCTCGCCGTATGCCTCTGATGGCTCAGCGTAGTTACGGATGCCCTCGCGCACTGAGCGCAGAACCACGGTGCTCAGCAGCAGGAAGACCAGACCGTGCAGCAGGAGGCCGGCTGGGGTTGGGCTGCCGGATGCGTTAGACACCCAGTTGCCCAGCAGACCGCTCACGGTCTTGAACAGGAATGGGCTGGCAATCAGGGCGAACAGCAGAACAATGGCAAGACGCTTAAACATTTATAATCAATCAAGAAAAAATCTGGCTCGCTTGGGCAAGGCTCACCTGAGGTTTTCCCAAGTTCTCGTTGACCTTGTTATGGATAAAGACACTCCATGCAAAAAGCTCCTGATCCCTGAGAGGCATTGGGTACTGACCCAGAAGTACCCTGAAATGTAACGAGCACATGAGACACGGAATCCTTTCGTGAAAGGTGTGTACCGCGTTTCGCGTGCCTGGTGTTGGCCATCGGCAGAGTCGATGAAACTCTGCCCACAGTGGAGGACCCCAAATCTTGGGATCACTCAACATCCTGATTATATATGTGATTTAAACTCCACCCCTTAAACGGAGTACCAAATGCAAAGTCGATTCCTTCTGCACGTTGTAGTCTGCGAGGGTCCTGTCATCCTCGAGCTGCTTGCCTGCAAAGATGAGACGCTGCTGCTCGGGGGGGATTCCCTCCTTATCCTGAATCTTCGCCTTTACATTTGCAATAGTATCACTTGACTCGATTTCGAGCGTGATAGTCTTGCCAGTTAGGGTCTTGACAAAAATTTGCATTCTGATGTAAACTGGGTTGAAAACTTTAAGTCTAGAAATCGGCACCCTCGAACAGAAGCTGAGAGCCGTGTGGCTTGCTCATGTCATTCTCGTCGCGGATGACATAGCCGCTGCGCATCTTGCTGAGCTTCATGAGCAGGAAGATGATCGCCATGAAGATGAGTGTCCTGACGAAGGCATTGTTGCCAGTCACGGCGCAGACGGCCGGAGTCGACATGACGAAGAAAACGAGTCCAGTTTTGATAGTGCGCTTCATGAGGCACACATTGCACGAAGCACCGACGCAGTTGCGGCAGCCCATAGTTGATATAGGCTGAGAAAAGAACCTACGGCAGCGGCTTAAAGACGTGCACCACTACTATAGTAGAAGCAAGCATGGCCGACTCTGTTAACAAGTTCTCCTCTTTCTCCGTCTCCGATGTCAAGTTCAGCGAGCTGAAGAAGAACAAGATGGGTGGAAAGGCCATCTATCTGAACGCCCAGACGGGCAACAAGCTGATGTTCCAGCTGCCGCAGCTGAAGGCTCCCTATGGTCTGAGCTCCTTCACGGATGCCGCGTCAGGGAAGACCACGTACAGCCTGGATCTGTCGCTCGACGACGCGAATGTCGAGCAGAAGTTTCGCGAGCTCGATGACCTGGTCGTTGACTATGTAGCTGAGCACGCACAGGAGTTCCTGGGCAAGGTGTACAAGAAGGATGTGATCCGCGAGGCGCTGTACAAGCCTATGGTCAAGCCCAGCAAGGGCAACTACGCACCGACGCTCAAGCTGAAGGTGCCGACTCGCCCCGACGGCTCGTTCGAGCCTCTGGCGTGGACTATGGATCAGAAGCAGACGGAGCTGGACAAGATCGGCAAGTCGACTATGGTGTATACCATCGTGAACATCAACTCGATCTGGTTCATCGACAACAAGTTTGGCGTCAGTGTGCGTCTGGAGCAGGTGCTGTTTTCGCCGTCCTCGAAGCTGTCCGGCTTTGCATTCTCGGATGTAGAGACGGTCCAGCGCGCGGCCAGCACGAGCGGCGAGTCCGATGAGGTTGACGTGCCGACCGAGGAGGACGAGCAGGAGTGACAGGACAAAAATATATAGTGTAATAGTATCGAAATGTCAGACAAACATAAACGCCCCGTAAAGGTGCGTCGTCGTAGTCCCACTGTAACCGCGCCACAAAACGTCGTTGTAGTGATGCCAAAGTTAAAATGGAGCAAGTTGGCTGGTTATCCAAATGGATCCAAGAACTTGTATCACAATAATTTCAACATGGGCCTCAGGACTATAGTCCATCTTGCTCATAAACAAACTCTTCAACAGTATTTCAATACCTACAAGAAATTCCCCAACGGCAAACCCATACCAGGTTACAAATGGAATAACAGTCCAAGAGAACCAGGTGAGTTGCGTCGGGCAATCCGTAAAAACGCACATTTTGTTTTAGCTCCCGGTGCTAAAACAAGTAAAACGCGCAACGGAACGTTTAAGTACCTCGTAAAGAGAGGTCTTTATTCAAACAAACCACTTGTTTACATTAATACAAGTGGCGGAGGTCGCGCTCTTAATCCTAACGCAAAAACAAGTTCAGTTGCAAGTAAAAATTTCCCATATTTGTACGGATTTAATACAAATACACATAAACCTATTTATTCAAACCAGCCTCGTTTTCTTAATCAGATTCAAAAGCAAAAACGGGCTTCTCCTCCAAAAGTAAATATGCCTGAAATTGCCAAGTACACGCCGGCTGCATCACGTTTGCTCGGAAATAACAACCTGGTCATAAACCAGTACGGCACATTCTTGAATAACGCAAATAGCATTAAGAATTTGGTCGCAAAGGCTGTGACAAAGGCGAAGCTCCGTGAGATTCTGCGGAAGAATCTGAATGCCGGCATCAAAAAGATACAAGCCAAGACAAAGGCGAGACAGAATTTCGCACAGACTGCTCTGAACAAGCAGCGCGAGAAACTAGTCGCGAACATGGTGAACGGAATCATGAAGCGTGTCAAGTCGGTCGGTCCCAAAAAGAATCTGACCGTCCGGAAACCCACTCCTGCATACACCGGCGAGCGTCCTAAGGTGTTGAAAAATGCCGGACCAGCACCCGTGAAGAAAACCAAGCCAAACGGGTACAACGCGTATCGCAATTCACAGAAGTTGACAAATGCCCAGCTGAACGCATTGATGCGCGCCGGTCTTGTAAACCTGAACAATCTGCGCGCGGCCGAGATTAAACGGTTAACCAGCACTGGATTTAACAACAATGTCTTTTCTGGTCCATATCTCCCACCTCTCCGGTTCTATTCAGACCCGGAACGTACCGGAAAGTCGACCAAGACTACTAACCGTAAGCCCACCAACAAATTGGAAAAGCCGACGGTCACAAAGACGAAGGGTCCAGCTAAGCCACCATCTCCACCCAAGCCAAGTGCGCGCGCCCAGAAACCACCAATGTCCGAGCTATTCTCTGGTACAATGAAGCCAGCCCTTCCAGGGCCGGGGTTGTCCAAGAAAACGACCGAAGAGCTGATAAAGAAAGCAGTTAATGCGATGGTCGAAAAGCCCAAGGCTTGGACGAATGCCCAGATGATGAATCACGAATACAAGCGCGGCCCTGGTTTCAAACTCGGAGGAAGTGACTGTGAAACCAAGTCAAAAGAGGAGCTTGTAGCCATGTTGCGCAAGTATGGCTACAACAAAAAGCCGATCCCCAAGCACTATACAAAGGCGGTTCTGTGCCAGAAGCTCAAGCAGGTGCATAATAGCTATCTGGGATTGAATGTCAATGGAGGAAACAATAATTACATGAAGGAGTGGTTGAAGCGGTAAAGCTTAAAAACGAGGTTAGTATGTAGACTAATGGGGTGGGGGATCGGCTTTGCTCTCGACTCCCAAGGACGTGTTTACTGTTCGGACGGATGTAATTGGCGAGCTACCAAGGCGGACTATGACGATTATCATCCATGGCCGAGTGCACGCCAGTCGGTCCTCGACTATTTTGAAGGAGAGGCTCATCGTGAACTTGATATGATCCGAGACGAGTGTCCTGGAACGGCCTCGGCACTGAAGGAGGCGTGCTCGGAGCATATCGGTGCCGCAATGGGTCAGTATGACCGTTTGTCCAAAAAGGAACAAACAGATTTACACAATGAGATGATGGAGAGACTCGAGAATGATATTGTTAATCTCGAGGATCTGAAGAAACATTCATACGAAACATTTCTGACTGCGCGCAAGGAGTTTAAGGCTTATAAGCCTCCGACGAAGCAGCCAAAGACACGTATCGATGAGCTCAATAATATGATTAAACCACTACGCATGGAACTGTTTATGGAAGTTGCAGCGAGTGATTACGACACAATGAAGTCGGAACTTACAAAGGCTAAGCGCGATCTCAAGCTTGAGAAACTATTCAATGTCTAGCGCTTAGGAGTGAACATTGAGATGGCCAGAGCCAGAAGGAAAGTCTCTGGCAGAGTCTGGACTGGGCGCAGAATTGTTACGTGCTTCACAAGCACATTGTTCCACAGGAAGCGTGCGATAAATGTCAGAATCAGGATGAAAATTATAGCGAAGATGAGCTTCGTAAAGCCGTTCATTTTATTGTATATCTAGAAAAATATTGATATACAATAGGATGGTTCTTCCTCTGAGTGGGTCGGAACATATATTCGATCCACGTGATTATACAATTATAGGGTTCAACTGCTACGACTATGCGATAGGTTATCAGGATAAGCGGAATAACAAGAGACCGCACAATCAGAAAACATCACCCGGTGAGCGCGTCAACAAGCCCGTCCAAAATTTAAAGAACTGTAAAGATGTTCGGCGGGGAATCTTGGCCGACAATCCCAAGAAAATTTACGCAACCAAGGCGACGACAAAGTGTAAGAATGGGTTTTTCAAGATGATGTGCTTTATTGCACCCGACAAGGGTGACGGCAATGCGGATTTTCATTTCTACCGCCAGGTCAAATCGTGCCGGTACAAGATTCTAGCCGGAAATACTGTTTACGGTCTGGCAAAGTACTTTCATGTGAAGCCGGCTGTTATTGTGGCGGCCGCCCAAAAACTCAAGTCCCCGACGAATAATTCTGACGGCAACATCAACTCGAATTCGAATGAAAGTAACAGAAATATGAAGAATAATATGAATAATGCCAAGAAAAGCAAGTACGATGTCTTGCTCAAGCCCGGCCGGATCATCGAGTTTCCTTGTAATCTGTGGGCTCACAAGCAGGGCTGGGGAACTCGGCCCAAGATTGTCGATGCGGCCGGTCAGACGATTACTGATCCCCGGAAAGCAGTCCGCAACTATTCTGCGACCGGTGGAATGAATTACAAGGTCCTGTGTGGAGTGTACTGTGTGTCAGCCACGGGTGCCAAGACTGGAAGTAAAGTTAAGAATGTCCGGGTGTTCAATGGCATTTTTTAGGTGCTACCCGGAACATTAAACCGTTCGACACCAAGTTCACGTAGGACCTCATCCAGGACTTGGCCAAACTCTGTTTCGAAATCTATGTTGTAAGTGGTCCGGCGGACGTTTTCGACCAAGTCTCTTGTGTTGAGACCGAAAGCCTCCTGCATGGAAGCGACATTGTTTGTCAGATATTGGTCGACACCGAGATCACCGGTCCTGACACATTGAATAGTGATGGTGACACGGAATTCTGGCTGATCGAAGGGCTCGCGGCACATAGGACATGTCCTGTTTGTTCTTTTCCAGCGTTCGATACATCTTGTATGAAAGATGTGACCACATGGAAGCTCGCGAGATTGTTGACGAGTCATGTCGGTCATGCAGACCGGGCATTGATCCCCGACAGTAGCGTGACAAGGGCATTTGTCACCCTCCTTTCGGACCCGTCTACGGCAGCCCACTCCTGAAGCTGTAGGGGCGCCACACTCCATTCGTAAGGTATACGCTGATTTTTGTTTAAAGAATAGGCACGCATGTATAATAGAATGACTGTGGTGGCAATCCGCATCGATGACACTGTCCACGTGCTGGATCCGGCACAGATTCGTTGGTTCGAGTACAACGACAAGCACAACGACCTGACCATTTTCTATCATCACGGTGGTATGGAGACTCTCCGCTCGCCCAATATCGGAAAGATTTTCAATGATCTCCTGCTCAACTTCAATGTTCTGGATGACAATTCTCCAGAGTATAAAAGGGTGAGTCGCCGTTAGAACAATGGTGAACCTTGTGTTTGCAGACGGCCTGATTGAGGTTACGGACATCGTGAAGCAGAAGTTCAAGATGATCCAGATGATTTTTGAAGATTGTTCGGATAGTCAAGACATCCCAGTTTCGGCTGTCCATATGAAGACTACCAGGGAACTCGTGCACTATGCTGAACATGGTCAGTTTACGACAAGCGATCACCAAGATCTGATTAACATTGCGCTCGCGGCCAACTTTTACGACTACCAGGAGTGTATGGATGAAGCGTGCCGACAGATTGCAGAATATTTAAAAGGAAAAAGTCCAGAACTCGTACGGAGAGTTTTGGCCCTGTAGCATAATCGGATAATGCGTAAGCCTTCTAAGGCGGAAACAAAGTTTCCTCCGGTCGCCAGCTTAAGACTGCGGGTTCGACCCCCGCCAGGGTCAGTTAGATATGAGGTACAGAATCTCATAGACAGACCCTACAACTCCGTTTGCGTCCTGGAAACGCTTGTACTTTTTCTTAACCTTCGTGTATTCATACGGTTCGAGTATGTTTTTCCATTTCTTTGCGCTTATGATTCCCTCATCGTTGTACGAGACCAACACGTACTTTGAAATGGCGAGAGAGTCTTTGATCAGTTCGGTCATGGCCTGGATGGCCAGGTCCTCTTTGTTATAGTCTGACTGGTTCCGCTCTTCGCGTTCGGGCATGTGTGTAATCTCGGTCCATTTCTTTGGCTTTACGTTTGTGACGATGACGTTCAGCAGAAAGTACATGTGGCTGTATTCGTGGTGGTTATATGGTGGGTCGTAGTAAATCAGGTCGAACGGACCCTTCAATTTCTTAATCAGGTCATTCGTCGACTTGTTGTGACACGTCACCTTACATTTCTCGGGTGACCAGATCGGACACTCGACCTGGATCGGTTTTGATACACGGTTCCACTGACTTTCATTCTTGTGGAAGGTTCCGACATTGTTCTGGTCCTTGAAAAAGGCTTGAGTGTGACCCATCGAATTGCAATGAATCATAGCCTTGACGATGAGCGGCCCAAGAAGCCAATCCGTCAGGTCCGGTTCAACCTTTCTCTCGATATAGCGTCTCAAAGTATCGATTATGAGTGCATTTTCACGCGTATAGAAACAAACTTCACCCTCTTTTGGGCTTTCAGTACTCTTTGGGGCGTAGTACTTTGACATGATTCCTTCGAAAAATGGTCCTTTCTCGGCCAGCTCATTCATCTTTTCGATGTGACGGGCAATCTTTTCCTTCTGATCCGCGGTCGGCTGCTTGACGTAACAATTCGTCGAGATGTCAGAATAACTCTCTATGTCGTTGGTGTGAAGATCGGTCGCGTGCGTCGACAACATACGGGCCACAACACCGCTGCCTGAAAACCCATCCATCATCACAAGCTTATCCTTTTTCAGCTCCTTTTTGACGACCAAAACCTGTTCCTCGATGAAATCCAGGAGTTTACGCTTGTTCCCGAGGTATGTAAGCATCGGTTGATGGATATACTCCTCCGTCATTGATTTTTGATTTATAAAAATAAAGGGTCAAAGACGCAAAGATCCTAATGGACAGAGTGTCTGAATTGGTCCTGACCAAGCTGGACATAGATACACGGAGAGCCCTTGGTTTGGGTCCACAAAAGCTCTCCGCGGATCGATACATAAACATCCCACTCGAATGGGATGACATAAAATACTTGCCAGATAGCAATAGCGTAATTAGATACAGAAATAATGGGTACATATCAACACATATAGTAGTACACCCGGTCAAAAAGGTTTCGGACCGGATCTATGCGACTACAAGTAATACATGCTCGAGCGTGTATGCGTACAATTACATGAAGGCGAAGGATGAATATACATTCTATCCAGGAGTCCTGGAGGGTATGTTATTCTCGATCAATCTTCAATGATAAGCTGGCGGTACCTGCGGCGCTGCTGAGCTAATTGGCGCTCGAGCGTCTGGATCGCGTCTTGGTATACAAGACGCATATTCTCCTCGACAGAGTCTTTGAATTTTATAATCGGGTCGTCAACCTGAGCGACCCGGCAAACTGGACAAGCATTTGACGTCTGAAACCATTGCATAATACAGGGCATATGGAAAGAGTGGGCACACGTCAAACGTTTGCTGTGTTGAGTATTGTTCGAGCGAACATCTTCGAAACATATAGCACATTCTTGGGTGAGATGGACTGAACACTTTCCGTCTCGCAAGGCTGGTTTACGGCATTTCCTGCCGTTAATAGTCAAAATCGTACAGCTCATAAGACTTACTACTCACAATGTTTATTATTTCTTGATTAACCTCTCGCGGCGTCTTGCCGTGGACATTTATCATGTACTTTTGGCACCTGATCCGGTCGTACATATTCGTGTACAATACGTGCAGATCCTTGATGTACTCGAGTGGAATCTGTGTGTCGCCGGCCTGTCCCCTGTTCTGAATTGCCTGGTGGCAACTCTCTGGCTCGTTGTTCAGAAAGATGTACAGGTCAGGTTCGCACTTTATATGACGGACGGCATCCCTGAGGACCCGGTCCTCCCATTCAGTCACCTGTTTCTTGTCGACCATGTACCGCCAGAAAACCTCGAGCGCCGACCAGTGACACCGCTCGTAAAACTCGATCCGTTTGGTCTGCCGGTCCCATGAAATCGAAGGCAGAGTCTGGAAAACCCGAAGCTGAAACATAAGAGCCCATCTCGAAATGTCCGAATAGAATATCTCCAATGGCCAGGTATTGATTGGCTCCCTAAAAACACTGAATCCGGCCTTATCAAACATATCCAACTGGGTCGTCTTTCCGGACCCTATATTTCCGTCGATAACCACCTTCATACCTTAATAGAGACTAAAATCTCTAAACTTGTAATGTACTACGAGACCATCGACGGTGAACTGTGCATTATGGACGACCAAGACCAGCTCTTTTGGACTTTTGAACGGGGCAACTTTTCACGAGCTTTCTACAAGTTTGTGACCCACTGGATGCTTGAGAATACATTGGCGACCAGTGATAATCCGGCCGACTCATGGGCCAAGGCTGAATACGCCTGGTCTTTGCTCTCACCGGAAGAGCAGCAACTGTACGTCAGTGAGGTTCTGCTCGAGCAGCAAAGCGCCAAGGACCTGTGCCATGGCCTTCTGGCCAACCTAAACTTCTACCAAGGGGTCAAGCATGTCAAAAAGGCTTTCGAAACAGCAATCAAGTCGGTCCGGCGAACATTCACAGATTAAATTATACAGATTCAGCAATTGCAAGATCCGAAGTTCCGAGAGGGGTGTTAAAAATCATAAAACCTTGCATAGTTCCATTGTAATACTTCTGACCACGACCATCGGCCACTGTATACAGTGTTCCTCCAATCTGCTGATTTCCGCTCGTAGAATTTCTTGGACCGGAAGGTGTCATAATTCCAGTCTGAGTTCCGTTATACCTCTGTATATACGAATTTGTACCATATCCAGTAGTGTATTTCACGGACCACACCGAATTTGCGGCATAGGTGAAAGGGTCAGTTAAACCACCAACTCCATACCAATATGACTCTATTCGTGAAGGATTATAGTCCGTTCGAATGTCAGCACCAATACAAGCCCCAAGAGGGCTGGGACCTGGACTTCCAGCAGCATAAACGAAATTTTGCGGCGTACCGGACAAATATGTATGCGTACCTAAACGATTTACAATCGTATACGACCCATCCCCAGTAGGGAAGACCTGGTTTGCGATTGTGAAATATTGAGTTGAGAAATTGATGACATTTGGTGTTCCTAAAACGACTGTCGGTTGGAGAGATGTTGTAGATTGAGCTGCATGGTTTCCTTTACCAGACTGATCCCACCACTGCGTGACATAACCAGTTGCAGAACCAATCCATGCCGAATAAGTACCTCCTGTACTTACGGTCCAGTTACCAGACACATCAGATGTAACATCGACTGTAGCATTGTCTGTCGAACGACGGACAGATAATATATTTGCCGTTGATGCATATAACGATTTGAGACCATAGACTGCATTTGCGGACGTCCATGCTCCGGCCGAAAGAGATGCAAGAGGTGCTGGTATTGGCATCTTGTACATCTTAAACCCTGAAGCAGCCGATGTAACTCTCGTCGAAATAACCCCTCCACCAAAACGTTGATACAACGACATCTGCTATTTTCACATCTTTTTTTACGTGTAAATAGCAGATGGGGTACTCCAATGTTGCTGGAGATCTCAATGTATACTCCAGTACTTCAACACAGGACCTGACTGTCAGGCGTGATACAAACCTCTCAGGTAACCTGGCGGTAAATTCTGGAACTGCCAACTTTGCTAATGTGGTGGCATCCAAGCTAACTGTCACGGGTAATTTCGTAGTGACCGCAACAAATACACAAGCGACCAATGCGCTTTCGATCAACAACTCCGGAACGGCGACTGCTCTTAAAGTGGTCCAATTCGAAGGGGGTGGTGGAGGTCACATACACAACGTGGCTGAGTTCTGGGACTACACTACGCTAGCCATGGTTATTGATCCAGAAGGTAATGTCGCGATCCATACAACAGCAAGTCCAGGCTACGCCCTGACTGTCAACCAGGGAGCCCTGTTCGATAATGCAACCGCTAGCTATTTCATAGGAGACGGATCGAACGTCACAAACATTCAGGCCGTCCAAGTCACCGGTGGCTTGTCTGGGTATCAGCTGCAAGAAGCCCAAACAAACATTACATCACTCGGAACCCTGACAAACTTGACAGTCGCTGGAGATGTGTCGGCCGGAACTCTGTACGGACCTTTGGCCGGTGCTAACACCGTGAGCTCCTCCGGTATTTATGGTCCTATAGAAGGCTCGAATACCGTGAGTGCATCGACCGTCACGGCGACTAATCTGGTCGGAACCCTGTACGGACCCGTGGCCGGCTCTAACACTATCAGTGCCTCAAGCGTCACCGGAACTTTCTACGGACCAGTAGCCGGCTCCAATACTGTGAGCGCGTCAACCGTGAGTGCCCCGACCGTCACTGGAACATTCTACGGTCCGATTGCCGGTTCAAATACCGTGAATGCGTCGACAGTGAGTGCCCCGACCGTCACCGGAACGTTCTATGGTCCGATCGCCGGTTCGAATACTGTGAACGCTTCAAGTCTGATAGGAACTTTCTACGGACCCGTGGCCGGTTCTAACACCATCGGTGCCTCGACCGTTACGGCGACTAACTTGGTCGGTACAAATGTGTACGGTCCTATCGTCGGCGCGAATACAGTAAGTGCTTCGACTCTTTACGGACCGATCGCCGGCTCGAATACCATTGGTGCCTCGACTGTCACAGCAACGAGCGTGGTCGGAACAATGTACGGCCCGATTGCAGGCTCGAATACCATTGGCGCCTCGACTGTGACAGCGACAAATTTGGTCGGTACAAATATTTACGGTCCTATCGTCGGCTCAAATACTGTGAGTGCATCATCCGTAAGCGGAACTCTGTACGGTGATTTGGTAGGATCGAATACAGTGACCGCATCGACTATTTATGGCACAATAGCAGGATCGAATACAATTTCTGCTTCAGCAATTTCTGCAACAACTCTGTACGGCACACTTGCCGGTGCTAACACCGTGAGCGCCTCAACTGTGAGCGCCCCGACCGTGACCGGAACGTTCTACGGACCGATCGCCGGTTCAAATACCATCGGGGCTTCGACTGTCACAGCAACGAGTCTAGTCGGAACGATGTATGGACCGATCGCAGGTTCGAATACTGTCAGCGCCTCAACAGTAAGTGCCCCGACCGTCACTGGAACATTCTACGGACCAGTGGCCGGTTCGAATACCATCGGGGCTTCAACCGTCACAGCTACAAGTCTGGTCGGAACCATGTACGGTCAGATTGCCGGTTCGAATACCATCGGTGCCTCGACTGTGACAGCGACTAATCTGGTCGGTACAAATGTGTACGGCCCTATCGTTGGATCGAATACCGTGACCGCATCGACTCTTTACGGACCGATCGCCGGATCTAACACTATTGCAGCCTCAACAGTCACAGCAACAAGTTTGGTCGGGACAATGTACGGCCCTATTGCAGGTTCAAATACTATAGCTGCTTCGACCGTAACGGCGACAAGCCTTGTTGGAACAATGTACGGCCCTATTGCAGGTTCAAATACTGTGAGCGCCTCTACCGTGACAGGAATCAACCTGGTCGGTACAAATATTTACGGTCCGATTGTTGGATCGAATACTGTGAGCGCCTCGACTCTTTACGGACCGATCGCCGGTTCAAATACTGTGAGCGCCTCGACTCTTTACGGACCGATCGCCGGATCTAACACCATCGCAGCCTCAACAGTCACGGCGACCAGTCTGGTCGGGACAATGTACGGACCGATTGCCGGATCTAACACCATCGATGCCTCGACTGTGACAGCGACTAATCTGGTCGGAACGAATGTTTACGGCCCTATCGTTGGATCGAATACCGTGAGCGCATCGACTCTCTACGGTCCTATTGCCGGCTCGAATACAATCGGAGCTTCAACTGTCACAGCGACAAATCTGGTCGGGACAATGTACGGCCCTATTGCCGGCTCTAACACTATTGGCGCCTCAACTGTGACGGCAACAAATCTGGTCGGTACAAATGTTTATGGTCCTATAATCGGGTCAAATACTGTGAGCGCGTCGATAGTGACTGCGGACAGTCTGGTTGGAACAATGTACGGTCCCATTGCCGGGTCGAATACTATTGGTGCTTCAACATTGACGGCGACTGACCTGGTCGGTACAAATATTTATGGCCCGATTGTTGGCTCGAATACCGTGAGCGCCTCGACTCTGTACGGACCGATCGCCGGCTCGAATACCATCGCAGCCTCGACCATCACCGCGACAAGTCTGGTCGGGACAATGTACGGACCATTGGCTGGCTCGAATACAGTGAGTGCTTCGACCGTTACAGCGACAAGTCTGGTCGGAACAATGTACGGACCCTTGTCTGGCTCGAACACAATTTCCGGTTCCTCAATCTCCGGAACTACTCTGTATGGGACACTTGCCGGTAGTAACACTGTGAGCGCTTCGACAATTTACGGGCCAATAGCCGGAGCTAATACTATCGCAGCTTCATCAATCTCCGGAACTAATTTGTACGGCCCAATAGCTGGATCGAATACAATATCTGCGACTGCCGTGACTGCATCTTCGAATGTGATTGCCCCGACCATGAATGCGTCAATAGTTTCTAACGCAGCCTCATTTGTAACGATCAATAACGTATATGCAGCGAACGCTATCCAGACAACAAATATCCTCTCGACGAGTCTGACATCGAACTCGACCAATACAAACATCACAAGTACTCTCAACATTTCGAGTCTTTTGGTCAACGGATCGACGGCAGGTCTGAATCAGACTCTAATTACGACCGGAACGGGTGCAGGAGTCCAATGGGGTACGATCATTGGCAGTCAGTGGACGACCGGAACCGGAAATATCTATTACATCTCTAATGTCGGTATCGGAACATCGGCCGTCAGTGCCAATCTGTCTGTGACCGGAAACATTTACGCATCGAACGCTATCCAGACAAACAATATCATATCATCCGGCTTTACATCGAACGCGACAAATGTGAATTTCAACTTTGATACTATTTCAATCCCGTACCTTAATGTCACATCATCGAGTACCATTTCGAGCCTGATTCTGCAGACTGCGCTCGCGACAAATTACGGCGGAACCGGTGCAGACGGCTCTGCAGTCACGGCGAACAAGTTCCTTGGTTCACCGAGCGGAGCAACCGGAGGTGTGACTTACAGAGTTTTAGCCCCGGCTGATTTACCGACGGTCACATTTAGCCCTGGCTCGGCCGGAACATACGGCAGTTCGACAGCTGTACCAACTATCGTGGTCGACACGTACGGCCGAATCACAGGAATCTCTACTTCGAGCATTTCGACTCTTTCTGGTCTGACTACAAACGGTGTACTCTACGCCACATCCGGTACAACTGCCGGCTCGACGGCCGCCGGGACGACCGGTCAGCCTCTCCTCTCGGGCGGCACTGGCGCAGCCCCCGCATACGGAACACTTTCGATCGCCTACGGCGGTACTGGCCAGACGACAGCCGCAGCAGCTTTCAACGCTCTTTCACCAATAACAACTCTTGGTGATTTGATTTACGGAGATGCATCCGGAAATGACGTCAGATTGGCCGGATCGACATCTGCAACCATTTCGTTCCTTTCACAGACTGGTACTGGTACAGTATCAGGCGTGCCTGCTTGGACAACCTCGACCGGAACCGGTTCGGTCGTCCTTTCGGCCGCTCCAACCCTGACCGGATCGGTCCTCATGACTGGTTCGGTCGGAATTGGTTCGACTGCCACTCCGACATCGACCGTTCAAGTCACCGGAAACATTTACGCCTCAAATTCACTCGTCACAAACAACGTCATAGCAACCGGTCTCATTAGCGGAGTTTGGAATGGTACGAACCAGGGAACTCTATTGACGCTCGCGACAAATTTAGCCACTGGCACATCCTTCACATCCAGTTCTGACAGCCCTGTTTTGCAGGCCTACCACGTTCCTCTCCAGAGCTTTACCCAGAACGCCTTGCAGGCTGTTTCAAACTACACGATTACGGCCCAAGGTCTTATCAAGTTTAGCGCAACCGGTCTTTACCAGCTTGTGATGGTTTTCGTCATGGATGCTCCAGTGGTCAAAGTGGCTCTCGGGACAAATACCACATCAGCCTTCCCAGTGAGTACAACAGCTTATACATATGTCTACACAGTATCTTCGGCCGCGAGCCCGAGTGACGCAATCATAATACCAATAAACGTCCAGGATATCGCAAAGTATTACTACATTGATGTATTCTGTCGGAGTGGAACAAATTCCGGAACTTACTACTTGACAGCCGGAACAAGTGTCAGTGGTTCGCAAAATGGTACGTACGTCCAGATTGCTCCGTTCGGAACTTATATAAGCTCTGGTCAGAATGCATCGGCCGGTCTACTCTTGACAACTTCCGGCTCGACTCTGGCAACTCCTTTGGGTCAAGCGACCCCCTTGTCGAGCGCTTCTAACACGTATCACGTGACCATGACATCCGGCGCCGGCTGGACACCAACCGGTTCAAGCTCGATTATCCAAGTAAGCCCGAACGGCAACTTGCAGTTTTTGCAGGCTGGTGTCTATAACGTGACAGTCTGCTTCAATCCTTCACTCCAAACAGTCATGCAGGTTGGTATCGGCTCGACATCTTCTGATGCATCCCTTCCGGCGACCATAGGTCCGTACATTTACCAGTACGCCCCGACATATACACAGGACCCGAGTACATCGATCGTCCTGCCAATTCCAGTCACGGATACGACAAAGTATTACTACCTGGATGCGACATTCGGGCCGTCGACATCTGTGTCGATCGAATCGACGAGTACATTTGTGAGCGTCGCTCCTCTGTCTTCGTACGTACCAAATCCGATGATGACCGCGGCCGTTACCGTCTCGCAGGTTGTGACTGGTCAATCGACCGCATACACAGTTCTCAGTTCGGACTATTACATCGGAATGTCAAACGGTGGAACAGTCACTATTCCCCAAGGAGCAACTTTGACTCGCGGTAAGCTCTTCGTGATCAAAGACGAGTCTGGTTTGGCCGGAATCAATGCAGCTTACAACATTACTATCCAAATGTCCGGTTCGGATACGATCGACGGCCAAACGAGCGTCTCGATTCAACTCGCATGGACGGCCGTGACACTTATGTGGACTGGCGCCGGAAACAAGTGGTCTTTTATCTAAGGGTTTAATAGGATGCCGTTCATCATTAATAACCAAACTCGTCCTTACGACTTTGGTACCGATGCCATTGAACGCCAGCGTGTATCGCTCGGCCAGTCTGTCATCGATGCCGATTTTGAATATGGTCTCCAAGCTACCAAGTGGCAGAATTATCAGGAGGTTCGCAAGACACCTAGTTTCTATGAAATTCCTGGTACAGATCTGGTCGTGACTGATGTTCAGACAAACGGAACAACGACAACTCCTTCGACGATTACAGTTTTTACGACAACTCCACCAGCGGTTGGAACTGTCGTGACTGTTACAGGTCTGGCAAACTCGAACAAGAGTGCTGATCGGGCCGAAGGATTCTTTTTGGTGACTGGAAGTACGCCATCGACATCTTTCACGTACTTTGCAAAGGGTGGTACGGTTGCACCCACTGGTGGTGGGTCTATTTTTACAGCCTACACGGTTGTGCGCCGTGGTGGTATTTTTAACAACGGTCAGGCGAAAATTCAAGTTGCTGCATCGGCCAGTTCAGTGTCCCAAACTGGCACGACTGTGACTGTCACAACCACGACCAACCACGGCCTTATGCCCGGAACCCCAATCGCGGCAACATCTTGGACGGCCGTATCTGGAACACTCGGAACGAGCACTCAGGGTAACTTTTTCATCGATTCAGTTCCGACCGCGACCACATTTACGTTCACATCCCAGAGTTCAGTGACCGGAACAGGAACAGGTACCGGAGGGTCTATGTATGTCCAGCCGTACTCGTATACGGTCCACCGGCCGTTCGACGGTGGTGTGCTCATGTCCCCTAATCAACCTGCTTATGGTTCGAACGTGTGCCGTCAGTCAAAGAAAGTCTTCCGGTACCAATCCGGCAAGGGATTTCTGTGGTCCTCGGGTACTCTCTTCTGTCCGAATAACGACATTGTCAGTTTGACAGCCTCGAGTACATCTATAGGCGCGACAATCACTTGCGTGACGGACATTGCGCACGGCGCACCGCAGCAAGGAGCTACGATCATTATCCGCGGCGTCACTACTTCGGGCTATAACGGAACATACACGATCGCAAGCGTTACCGAGTCAACGACCGTGACATTCCTTGCCACACAGGCACTCGGTGCGACGACCGCTGTCCTTGGTGACCAGCCCCGATTCGTCATGAGCAGTTGGCACGGGTCGAGTGTCCGGGCTGGGATATTCGAGGACCAGAACGGTCTGTTTTTCGAGTACGACGGTCAGACTCTCTGGGTGGTTAAGCGCTCGAGTACATTCCAGTTGGCCGGACTCGTGTCTGTCAATGTAAACAGTCAGACTTTGACTGGTGATGCTAGTGCTCGATTCCAGGATCAGCTGAAAGTCGGTCAGCGTATTACGATTCGTGGTATGACTCATACGATCACCAGTATTGCGTCCCAGACTTCTCTGACATTCAACCCGCCATTCCGCGGAGCCTCAAATATCACCACCGGCGTGAAGGCCTGCAAAATTATCGAAGTCCGCTATCCTCAATCAGAGTGGAATAGAGATAAGATGAACGGTACAGGACCAAGTGGGTATTCGGTTGATCTTACGCGCATGCAAATGCTTGGAATCCAGTACACATGGTACGGTGCTGGTTTTGTCGACTTTATGATGCGTGGTGTAAACGGTGCTTGGACAATGATTCACCGGATTGCCAATAATAACGTGAACGATGAAGCCTATATGCGAACCGGTAACATGCCTGTCAGGTATGAGATCGTGAACGAGAGTAATGCTGCAATTTCTACACTCGCTGGCGGAATTGGAACTGGCGATTCTACTCTGACACTGTCCGACACGACAACATACTGGCCGACGGCCGGAACAGTGATGATCGATCAGGAATTGATTTCGTACACGGGAAAAACAGCTTTTACTTTGACAGGTTTGGGTCGGGCCGCCACTCTGTCCTACAACATTGCTGACACGAATAAGACATTTTCAGGGAGTGTGGCGGCGACGCACGCCACTGGAGCATCAGTCAACCTGGTATCGTGTACTTGTTCGCCATCTTTGACCCACTGGGGTTCGGCGTTTATCATGGATGGTCAGTTTGACCAAGATCGTGGCTATTTCTTCAACTATCAGTTCAACTATCCATCGACTCTAACAGCCGGTGCAGCACCAACTCCACTCTTTTTCCTACGTCTCTCTCCGTCCGTCAGTAACGGTATTGTAGGTGATATCGGCATCCGTGATCTCTTGAATCGTGCACAGCTATTGCTCCAGAAGCTTGACGCGACGTGTGTAGGCGCGAACGGAACTCTGAACATTCTTGGAATTTTGAACCCGGCTGGTTTTGATGCTACAACATTTACTTGGCTCCCGATCAATGCGGTCGCGCAGGGAGGTCAGCCCAGTTTCACACAGTACGCATCGGCTTGGTCTGGTGGAGGTTACACGGCTGGTTCGGGTGAGCGCATCTTTTCTATGTTTTGTATAGGAAACAATCAGACTACTATCGATCTTTCTTCGCTCAAGGAGTTGTCGAACACGGTCATTGGTGGAAATCGCATGTACCCGGACGGACCAGATACACTGATGATTGCGGCCTCGTCTCTCAACCAGAACATTACGACTTCGTCGTACAATCTGTATTGGTCAGAGGCTCAGGCATAAGAAAAACATTTGTAGAAACTAGATGGCAGCATATCTGAAATCGAACGTATTTTCAGATGTGTACATTAACGGAAATTGCATTGTCAAGGGGACTATAACAACGCTCGGTTCAGGTACACAATGGACAACTACCGGTTCGGCAATTTATTACAACACCGGAAACGTTGGAATCGGAACAAATAATCCGACCGGTGTTAATTCGGCCGGAAGTGTACTCCACGTAGCAGATTCCACGGCTAATAACCCGACAGTTCACGTTGACGCGTCGGTTGGTACTGGTCAAGCCCGTCTTCATTTGAGAGCTGGAGCTGGTGCTACAAATAGGGCGAGCCGGATTGACTTTTTCAATAATGTGACGAGCAGTACGGTTCCGCAGTGGACGATTATCAGTGGGTACGATCAGAACGGCACGAATGACTTGCGTTACGTGAACTATGCTGGGGCGATCACGATGGCGTGGGCCCAAAATGGTTTCGTCGGAATCGGTACGACCAACCCCGGTTCGCTTTTGACCGTGAGCGGTGGCGTCGGCATTGGGTCTGGCTATCAAACGTCCCTCGCGCCGACCAACGGTCTCATAGTCCAGGGAGGTGTCGGTATCGGGACGACTAATCCGGGCGTCAACGCTTTGCAGGTGACAGGTAATGTGGTCACACAGGGTTTCACGTCAAACTCTACAAATACAGTCTTCAATTTTGATACATTGACAGTTCCTTTTGTGAATGCGACCCAGATAGGCATCGGGACATCTGTCCCTGTAGAAAGGGTTGATATACGTGGTGGAAGCATTTCATTAGGTGAATATTCAACTGGACCAGTTGGTTCAAAATATATCGGATTTGGGTATAACGACGGAACGAGTTATCGTTGTATAGACGGTATGGAAATAGAAAACACGACTCTGGGTGGAAATTTCAGTCAAAAGCTCCATTTCCGGACACATTCGTATGGAGTTTCTGAAGGTCGTCGGATGAGTATTTCGGAATCAGGTATCATCGGTGTATCATCTATCGGAACATTCACCGGTGTGACATCATTCGACACAGCTGCATTCGATTTGGTAAACTACAATGTGGTTGAAATCAGATTGACGTTCTATTTAACTCATTCTTCGAGTTTTATGACTCTGTCGACTCAAATGTTGGATACTGCAGGTACGGTTTATACTCCGACTGAAACTGGTTGGCAGTGCTGGGCGGCCGCTTCAACCTCATCTACTTCCGGTACAGGGGCTAATATAATGGGTGCCGGTGTTACGAGAATAGCTGATCTTGTTGGTGGTTATACAGCCGTTATACGTTTGAATGGTAATATGGCTCTGGCGCAAAGCCTTCGAAACCACTTGGAATGGTCGGCCGTGGGGTGTTATGCCGGTATCGGTGCGTCTCTGGTTCTGGGCAGAGCCATGTATCAAAATGCAACCCCTGTTACTATGAATCGTTTGCGATTCAATATGAGTGCGGGAACAATTACCGGAAAATATTCTATTCTTCAATATAATAGCTAATGCCTTACTTCATTGCAGTCCATCCAGATACTCTCGCAATAACACACGTGTATGAGTACACGACTGCAGATCCAAGCCGCGATCCTCTCGCTACACATATCGAGGTGGTACCTCCATTAGACTATCGAGCGGTTATCGTATCCAAGGACGAGTCTGGTAATATTCAACTTACACCAGATACGGATAAGATGGCCGAGATGTACAAATCTGAATATCAGGCTATTCGGACCCAGCGTAATGAACTTCTGTACAAGAGTGACTGGACTCAGATTCCGGGCGGGCCTTTGTCTGACGAGCAGAAAGCTGCATGGGCCACCTACCGCCAGCAACTCCGAGACTTGGTCGTCGAAGGTACATGCCCTCTCGATTTCGTGTGGCCTACTCCACCTTAAATTCTCCTATAAAACTAGATGAGCCTGACGGCGACCAACGCCCAGGTTTACAAGGGCACAGCCGCTGTAACTTATGGTTCGGGATCTGGAGTGAGCAATCGTGAGCTCCAAGGGACTGCAACCATAACTTATGGAGGGGCACCTGCAGATGTTTTGCTTATGCATTGTGATTCAGTTCCTTTGACTGACTCAAGTTCATTGAATCAGACAATTACCAATGTTGGAGGTGTTACAATTTCCAATTCTACTTATAAATTTGGAGGAGGGTCGGTATACATACCGGGGACAGGGTCAAGCTATCTGACAGTCACTTCCCCTGCACTTATGTTTGGGACATCTAATTTCACAATTGAATTCTGGATGAATCCAGCGGGAGGACTAGCTAGTCAGACGCGCGTGATGGGTAATGCCGGAGGTGGATGGGTTTCTGGGGCGTGGGTTATTGGGTGGATGGGTCCGGGTACTGGAGGGTATATCAGTTTATATGTCAATAACATTGCAACGCCTTTACTCACTTCAACAACTGCACAAACTGCAGGTAACTGGTACCATATTGCAATTGTACGAAATGGTTCAACATGGTACTTGTTCCAGAATGGAGTTCAACAAGCGACAGCGACATCATCATTGTCTTTTGATAACGGAGGAGTTGGAAGATCAGTGTATATTGGAATATCAGGTATATCAGGCTCGTCTGGTGAGTCATACAACGGATACCTTGACGAAATTCGATTTACAAATGGAATTGCATTGTACACATCGGGGTTTACACCTCAAACAACTCCATTCACACAACTCTACACAACGGCGACTGCACTTTCGCTTCCGGGGACTTCTGGAAGTGTTATGAATCTTGGGACGTTTTTTCCATCTAGAGCAGATCCGTCAACTTCTAATATTTATGTCGAGGCTTGGATCTATCTTCCAACTGGCGCCACAGGTATGCCATTTACTGTAAGTGATTCGAGTAGTGAAGATATGGGGTTTCTTGTGAATTATAGTACATCTGCTTTACAGTTTAGAGTCTGGAATACAGGCGGTTCAGGTATAAATTCCGACGGAAACGGGGCGGCCTTGGCGTCCGCAACGTGGTATCACATAGCAGGTTCTTTTGACAGGACAAATAATAGGGTATACGGATTTGTAAATGGCGTCGTGGGAAGTACAGTTGGTGTTTTCTCTGGTACGGCGAGAGCTCGTTCATCTTCAAATATGACGATAGGCGCTGGAAATTCGGGAACTTTCTTCCCGTTTAACGGTTACATCCGAGACTTTCGGATGGTAAATGGTGGCATCGTCCCGACGACCAGCTTCACGCCCGTAAACGCTCCATTTCGTCTCAATGTACCTTCGTATATCACGGGTGGATCGACAGTTCTGAGTCTGGCCGAGCAGTACTTTACACCGTCATGGCTGAATTTACCAGGAGTCAATGGAAGTTACACGGCGCTCGGGACAACTCATCCTACTAATTTCGATACGAGCGCGACAAACTTTTTCGTCGAGTGTTGGGTCTACATGAAGAGTATTCCGGCTAGCGGGACAGTTCAGTACATAATTCTAAGAGGAACTGGTGTGTACGGAGCTGAAGATATTGGATTGCGCATCCTCTCAACGGGCTATGCAGAATTTTACTCGTATGGTGCCGGAAATACGATAGCCATTCCTAATACAGGAGTTGCTCTTTCGGTGAATAAATGGTATCACCTAGCCGGATCGATTGTTTCATCCACCAAAACCGTCTATATTTTCTTGGACGGTGTGCTTAAAAATTCGGCAAGTATGGCTGGCGCCCCGAGAACAACTGCTGGATCTAACTTTTATATAGGAACACCGACTATTGCAAATGATTGGGTTGCGACCAACGCATATATCCAGGATCTCCGCGTAACTCGCGGAGGAACGATCCCTACGACCACATTCACCCCCGGTTCGGCTCCTTTTGGGTTGGCGAGCCCTTCGTACGTGTCTGGTGGAACAACTGTACTTTCTTTGGCGACGCAGTACTATCAGACGGCAATTACCGGCCCCGTTGTTTCTATAAACGCAACCGGGGGCACAATTACATATGCAAATGGTTACAAGATTCATACATTCACAAATGTAGGAACTTCAAGTTTCACCGTCAATTCAGGAAGTGCTCCTGCTCGCGTTCTCATCGTTGCTGGTGGAGGCGGGTCAGGTGGTGGTCAAGGAGGAGCTGGTGGAGGAGGCGGTGTAGTTTATTACGCAAATCAATCGTTTACACCTGCTGAATATACTGTAACTGTTGGAAACGGGGGGGCTGGTGGAGCAAATTTTAATACCGGTGGTTCGAATGGTGGGAATTCGTCAGTTACTGGATTGACAGCTGCTGTAGGCGGCGGTGGCGGAGGAGGTGACGCGGCAGATCTTAATGGTAAAACTGGAGGTTCTGGTGGCGGGTCAGGAGCAGAAGGACCCACAAGCGGTACTGCGGGTGCCGGCACAGCTGGACAAGGTAATAGTGGTGGAATAGGTTCCAGTTCAGGACCCAACTACGGAGGTGGTGGCGGAGGTGGAGCTGGTGGTGTTGGTGCAAATGGTACGGGAACTACTGGAGGTGCCGGAGGTGCCGGAGGTGCATATTCAATTTCAGGAACGTCTACATTTTACGGTGGGGGTGGTGGGGGTGGAACTTATGCAGGAGGAACAGCCGGAACAGGTGGGTCGGGAGGGGGAGGAAATGGCGCAGCCGGGAGTGGAAGTGGTCAAAATGGTGCTGCAAATACTGGTGGTGGAGGTGGTGCAGGGGGGGAGAAGACAAATGGAATATTATCAAATGGAGGTAGTGGTATCGTCATCATCAGTTATCCGTTCTCTATCGAATTCACAAATCGTACACCTCTCACACCGGTCCTTACAAATCCGGGAACTCTTCAATTAACAGTTGGTCAAGTGGTCACTATTTCGCAAACAGTCCCTCAGCCTGCAAATGGGATCACCTGGACTTTTGGTCCAACTGGCACCGGGTTGAATTTGACAAGTACGACGGACTATGGCATGACTCTTACGGTTGCTTCAGGTGTGACATCTACGTTGTTTACAGTGACCGCCACAAACCGCGCCGGCTTGACAACAGTTGTCCAGTTTGTCGCGGGGTCGTCTTTGTACTCTATGACTTACCCATTTACATTTACGAATATGAGCGCCACCGGAGCAAACGGACCTACGTCAATTACATATGGATCCAGTAATCCAGGGTTTGGAACAGGGAATGCGATGGTTCTTGGTACAGGCACAAGTGCCGGTATGCAGAGATGGACTGTTCCCGATTCCGGACCGTATACGTTCACTATTGCAGGGGCTGGTGTCCAGCATCTAAACAATACATCGAGTCCACCATATAACGTAAACTATATATCGTACGGTGCAGTTGGAACGTCGACTATAGCATTGACAGCCGGACACATTCTTCGTATATTGGTTGGTCAACAGGGCACACGTGGCCAGTCTGGTGTATTTGCTCGATGTGGAGGATGTGGAGGATCTTTTGTATACAACGAGACAACTTCAACTTTGTTACTCGCTGCAGGTGGTGGCGGAGGTCACGGAGGTGATCCGGGTGGAGCCACTTTAGGAGCTGGAACAACTGGTGATCCGTACAGAAACGGAACTGGAAAAGGCGACGATGCCCAACTAGGAACTTCTGGTTCGGTTGGGCGAGACGGAAATGGTGGTACGGCTGGAGTAAACGGAGCTGGTGGAGGTGGAAATCTCCAAGGATACGGTGGAGATGGCGGCGCCGGATTCAATGGGAATGGAAATGTCAATACGGCAAATGGAAACTCCGTGACGGCGGCAAAGGCATTTATTAATGGCGGAAATGGTGCGATCGGAGGGAACAGTCCGGGAGGGTTTGGCGGGGGTGGCAGCGGTGGAAATAACGGAGGAGCTGGTGCCGGTGGCGGCGGAGGGTATTCTGGCGGTGGTGGAGGTGCAAACCAAGGAAACGGTGAGGGGGGTGGAGGGGGTGGTTCATATACAGTGGGTACATTCACTTCAAGCTCGGCTACAAATTTGGGAATGGGGTATGTTATCGTAACAAGATAATCTCCACTAAACTTAGATGAGCTTCACTCAAGGCGCTCCTACTCAGCCTATGAGTATATTGGCTTCAAATGTATTTCTGACTGGCAGTTCAACAGCCGGAAATGCATTTACTGTTCAGCAGCTGGGCGCAGGAAATGTCGCCTCGTTCCAGACAATTTCTGGTTCGGCCGCTCTCGTAATCAATCCATCTGGAAATGTAGGCATCGGCAAGACGAATCCTGGATACGCCTTGGATGTGACCGGTGACCTCAACTTTACCGGAACTTTCCGCCAGAACGGAACTGCCTATGTTGGAAGTCAGTGGACCGGAACCTCAACCCTGTTCTTTGTGGGAAATGTCGGAATCAATACGACCAGTGTAGCGAATCCACTGACGGTCGGTGGTACGGTCGTCGCGACAACCTTTTCAGGCTCTGGCGCCTCCTTGACCTCTTTACCGATGGGTCAAGCATCCGGAACTCTCGCAATCGCGAACGGTGGAACCGGCCTCACATCGACATCACAGAACTTTGTGTTTGCCGGCCCAACGAGCGGAGCCGGTGCACCTTCATTCCGTATACTCGCGACCGGTGATATTCCTACACTGAATCAGAATACAACCGGTTCGGCCGGATCACTGAGCGCAACTCTAGTGACTGGGAGTGGTGGTACAGGTCTTACGACTTATACGAGTGGAGGTCTTTTGTACGCATCATCTACGAGCGCCTTGGCATCTTCTGGTGCGTACACAGCCGGACAGGTTTTGTACGGCGGTGGTGCTGGAGCCGCGCCTGGTTCTTCTTCAGGATTGTTTTGGGATTCTGGAAATTCGAGACTAGGCATCGGGACGGCGAGTCCGCAATTCCTTCTTAACTCTGCTCAAGACATTTCACTTACTGGTGATATTGCACCAAACACTGCACAATTTGCTGTTACTGGTGCTACGACAAACACGAAGCGCATGGTATTTGGATATGATACACAAACGGCTGGTAACGGGTATGGATTCATCAAGGCTGGAAACTATAACGTAGCTTGGACAAGTATTGCTCTCCAACCTAACGGGGGTAGCGTAGGTATCGGCATGACGAATCCCGCATCCTACACCCTCCAAGTCGCCGGTACTATCGGTGCATCTGGTGATATCACCGCTTTGTACTCCGACGAGCGTCTCAAGACCAAGACGGGGGCACTGACTGATGCTCTCGCCAAGGTGTCTAGCCTCGACACCTTTACTTACCGGAACAACGATCTGGCCAAGTCGTTCGGTTTCAAGGATGATTATCAACGGGTCGGCGTCTCGGCCCAACAAGTCCAGAAAGTTCTACCGGAGGCTGTCCGGCCGGCGCCATTCGACGCCGAAAACCAATCTGGTCAAAACTACCTGACGGTCCAATACGAAAAACTGGTTCCTCTACTTATTGAAGCCCTGAAAGAGGAACACAAGGCGCGGGAAGAATTAGAAAGCCGGATAAAGAAACTTGAAGTATTGCTCAACAGGGAATGAAGATTGTGATTGTAGGTGGAGGGTCAGCCGGGTGGATGTCGGCCGCAACTTTCATTTCGCAACTGAAAGGTTCTCAAATTACACTAGTAGAGTCTCCAAATATACCAAGTATAGGTGTTGGCGAATCTACTATTAATGGTCTCATCAAATGGATGAAACTTTTGAATATAGATCCGGACGAAGTTGTAAAATATACAAACGGGTCATATAAACTAGGAATCAAATTCGAAAATTTCCATAAAAATGGAGATGGTGGTTTCTACTATCCATTTGGTTTCAATGCCATAAATGACAATACGGTAAATGAATGGCTAAAAAATAAAAAACACTCATTCGCTGATTCGATGTTTGTTAACATGGCATTTATCCGTCAAAACAAATTCATACGTTCAAAAAACGAAAGTGAAAATCATTACGCGCTTCATTTTGACGCGATAAAGTTTGCACAATGGCTTCGCGAGGTGTACTGTAAAAATAAGGTGAAGCACATTCTTTCAGAAGTTACAAAAGTAAATACTGATGATAACGGAATCCACTCAATCAATCTAGAAAACGGTATTTCACTAACGGCTGATTTATTTATAGACTGTACGGGGTTTAAATCTCTCTTGCTAGGTCAGACTCTTAAGGAACCGTTCGAATCTTACAAAGACATCCTGCCGAATAACAAGGCATGGGCCGTACAGATACCTTACAAAAACAAACGGAAGGAACTCGTTAATTATACAAATTGTACAGCACTCGGAAATGGGTGGGTATGGCGTGTACCATTATGGAATCGCATAGGTACTGGCTATGTCTACTCGGATGAATTTATTACGGACGAAGAAGCTTTGTCCGAGTTCAAAACTCATCTGAAAAGTATTGGAAACGATCCTGAAAAATTCGAGTACAGAAAACTCGATATGAAAACTGGATCGTACGAGAGAATATGGGTAAAAAATGTAGTCGCTATCGGCTTGGCGGCTGGCTTCATTGAACCTTTGGAATCAACTGGACTATGGACAGTTCATCAATTTTTGATTCAACTTGTATACATACTCAAAAGAGGCGTTTATAATCAGGTGGATCGAGATATTTTCAATGAGCACACGAGAAAAGATATGCATTTCTGGTTGGAGTTTGTAGCTCTTCATTACAACTTGTCAGCTCGCCGAGACACTCCTTACTGGCTAAACATTTCCCAGAAATCGTATAAATCTGAATACACGGACTTGCCTTTTGCGCTAGCATCTAAATTCAAAATGAAGGATATACATTTTGATTTTGTCGGTATGCCATGTATACTGTATGGTATGAATTGGTTCCCTGTAAATCGTTGTGCGATGCTAGACATTGAAAATCCAACTATTGACAAAGATGACCGCTTTGAAAAATGGAACGAAGCTGTAAAAAATTTACCATTAATGTACGACTATATACAAAATCTTCACGAAGACTGAGAAATATCAATTGGTGGCACGGGTTCTGGCTCTGGAATCGGCGTCTGACCTGGCTGGCAAGGCCAAAGCCAATTCGGTTTTGGAATTGAAACATATGGATAAGGATCTGTTACGTTATTTGGCAAGTCCCTGAGTTTTTGGCGGTACTCTGTCCATGCCAGTTTGTCTTCTTCTGAAAGCTTAGCATCCGGAAGCTGAGTCCAGTCACAAGCCATCAGATCTCCATTGCGCATACTACGAAACATACTCCAAAAGCTAGAATTAGAAACTGTGTTTGATGAAAGATCGCTCATTTATATTTCTTTTACAATATAAATGGCCGATGTTCCACTCACCGGCCCTATCAAGTGGTCCGACTTGAGGGCTGCGACCGGTAGAACAAATTCAAGTGGGTTCAGTGCGAGTGATCTGAATACACACAACCTGAATCAGCCTAAAAAAACAACGACCGTTGTCGCGTCAAAGACTCGAGGAACGCCGCCCGTAGTTCCTCGCCGTTTTTCTACATACGTCCAAAATTCCATCCAGGGTTTGTACTCTATGAAACTCGCCAACCCGGACTACACAGGTCCTGTTGTGAATGTAAGACGTTCGAGCGACAATGCTGTGCTGGACTTTTACTCGGATGCTAACGGCACTCTCAGAGCTGCTACCGGACAATTGTACTCGAGTTGGATTGGTGCGGCGACTGGGTCCGTGCTCATCTGGTACGACCAAGCCCAAAATGACATGGCTGAACTTCGATACCCACCTGTGAGTCTTTCAGCTGCCGGAACAGCCAACCCGGCGTCACTGACTTTATCCGGTGCACCTTATGGTAACGGGTCGTATACATATTCTGGATCTTCGCAGTACAGTACAGGTGAAGGTGTTTTTGCACTTTTTAACATGTCCGGAGACCAACAATATTATACAAGTGCATACGCCCCACCAGATTCTTGGAACGGTTCAACTGGTGTTTATACCGGGACAACATCAACCACTGTGAGTGGTACGGCTTATACTGGTGGCTGGGTTCAGCTTCGTCTACCTTACGCCATTTACCCGACTGGTTACAAAAGACGTTGGGGAAATACGAACAGAAATGAAACGAGTCATGTATTTGCAGGATCGAATGATGGAACAACATGGACTTTGCTCAATTCTGATACCGATCTCGTGTACACAACCGAACGCACTATAAAACTCAATATCACTTCGTCCTACTCGTATTTTCGTCTCATTGCTCGTACAATCAATCCGGCAAATACATACGGCCTTTGGTCTTTTGCTCAACTTGATGTTTTCGGTCGTCAGTCACTGACTCCTACTCGCAACGCTCTTGCGACTTCTACATCTGGAGGAAATCCACCTCAGCTCGTCCTTGACCCGGCCGGTTCTGGAAAGTACGTCATTTACTTTCCGAACGCGGCTGCAACCTCATCGTCTTATTACGGCTTCACAATGACGGCTCAACCAACCGCATCCTGTATGATCAACTACAGAACACTTCAAAATTCGACCGCCTTTTGGCAGTCACTCCTTGTTACAAACTCGGATAATCAGGGTGTACGGTTTGCTAATAACCAGATGAATACTGGTGATGGAAACGATTTTATGAACCCAGGTGGCTTTGCTATGTATGATGGCACCTATAGCGCCACTTCTCCATATTTAACAAGTACTGACGGCGCATGGCATACAATGTGCGCCAGCCGCAACTCAAACTCTCAACTTCAAATAACTCACATCGGTAATGTTGATTATTCATGGAATTGGCTTATGGATCGTTCCTTTTACGGGTACATGTCCGAGGTGATTACATTTAGCACGTCTATGATGACTCAAACGGCGTCAAGTGTAACGACGGCACCAGACTATGACCTGTTCTGGAAAACAACTCACATTCCCAATTGGCAAAATGGGCTCATTGCGTCGTACGCACCTGAAAACTGGACTGGCAGTCAGTGGAACGACTCTCTTGGGTCGTATAACGCAGTCTCAATAGTTGGAACGCCCGCCGTGTCATCAACTACAAATATGGAAGGTCTTTTCACAAGTCTTTCTGCCGGCGCTCAATCTGGCGTCCGTGGAATCTACTCGTGTCGCCGAATAAACACCAACTATACCGGCCCTACATTCAATATTCGCCGAGGAAGTGACGGTGTGAATTTGGAATTCTATGCAAACGGGAACGGTGATCTCGGAACGGCCGTAGGCGCCACTGGCCAGTCTTTGGCCGAATGGCTCGGTGGGGCTATTCCATATGTATATTATTGGTATGATCAATCTGGACAGGGGCGCCATGCTTCCCAAGGAACACAAGCTTCTCAACCCATATACCGAGCAGCCTCAAAGCGTGTTGATTTCAATCCGTCTTTGTTCCTGAATTTACCGAACGGAACTGTTCCTATGAATGTATCGTATACATTTATCGCTCGTCACGGATATGCCGCGAATACGAGTGGTGGTATTATTGGGGCAGGTGGTAACGGAAACAATACAAGTCAAGTAAATAATCTCCGTCTTGAAGGAACTTATGGGTATTGGAACTATTGGTGGGGGAATGATTGCGGGCCGAGCAGCAATGTGTTAAAACCAGAGAATACTGTGGTTGTTCGGTATGACGGACCAACTACATCAGGTACAACTTATTGGTTTATTAACGGAACAGCTTATGGATCAACAGCTCGTTCCGGGTTTAATGGTTATGCCGGAAACGAATTTATCGGTAAGACGACTGCAAATGAGTATTTTAACGGTACAATGTATGATGTATGGGTATTTGCATCAAGTCTTTCAGATACTGATCGCCAGTTGATCGAAAACACACTAATGAATGCGTCCAAGACTCTCCCGTCTCTTTATGGAGAAACCACCGCATCTATTACCTTTCCCACTGGAGTCCTGCCGTCGACTTACACACTGTTCCATCTGACAAGATACAACAAAAACACAAAAGGTAAACGTATTTTTACTGGAACTACTACGAATTGGTTATCTGGTTTCTGGGGTGATCCTGGTTACCAAGGAATTGCTTTTCATAACGGTTGGTTGAATAATGTTCAAGATTTTTACCCGTATCCAACGGGTACTCCCCAATGGCTTCTTTTGACGGATCAAAACTCTCTTCTAAGGTCTTCGACTATGAATCACGCGCTTTTTGGATCTATAGATCCAGGTGGACCAGCTGGGGTTTATGGACAAACATATGACCCCGCCATATCAATAAACAGAATAGCAATTTCAAATGAACCTTCGACATGGGCGAACCAGGTGGCGCTCGTATACAATCGAACCCTTTCAACCAAGGAGATTCAGCAGGTTGAAGATTACTTGGCGACCCGTTTTAAGATTCCCATCCCGATCCAAGAGGGTCTCGTCGTTTCATTGGATGCGAATGAATACCTGGTTGGTCTCAACGGAACGAGCTGGAAAGACAGGAGTCCTTATGCTCTGAATTTTACACTAACAAATACGGCATCATATATTCCATCTTCGGCACAATTTCAATACATGAATTTTAGCTCTTCATATACATCCGGTCTTGCTACCGGTGGAGACACCCCAGTTTCAACTCACAACACACTCGTCATATTTTCGACCGTTCTCAACTCGACTGGTAATTGGCGAACTCTTATCAGAGGAATATCAGCTGATCACCATGTAATCGTAGAATCAGGATCAAATCGTCTTGGATTGTATTCTAGTGCTTCTGGGTACATCAAGTGTGACGCAAATGTGGACATATCGTCACTTGACCAGGTGTATACCCGTTTCAATATGCACGTCTGGAAGTTTTCTACTCAGAGTCCATACTATCAGTACTACTTCAATCCATCGGTCGCTCCGTGTTTTCCGACCGGAATTATAACAGATGGTCGTGCAAATATATATACACATGGATTTCAAACTTTAGGATCTCACTTAAGTGTAGCCGCGCCAAGTCAATTTTGGGGCCAAATTGCGAGTGCTTTCTGGTATAACCGAGAACTCTCAGATGAAGAACTCGTCGAGACGTATCGCAGATTCGCACCCAAGTACGACCTGCCATCACCTCTAGTAAACCCAACACCAACAGGTCGTGGTCAGATATTTACACGCAGTGGAATGTGGCTCGTCCCAGCCGGAATTACAACAGTCAACATATTGGTAATTGCTGGAGGAGGAGGAGGTGGTGGTGGTTGGCAGGGAGGAGGCGGCGGCGCCGGTGGCCTCATTTATCAAACTGGATATGCAGTGACAGCCGGTACCTGGATCCAGGTTATTGTAGGCAAGGGAGGGTATGGCTCGAGACGTTACTCACTCGTACAGAATGGTGAAAATTCAGTATTCGGAACAGCTACAGCTATAGGAGGAGGTGCTGCTGGTTCCGAAGCGAATACAGCTTCAATACAGCCATACCAGAGCGATCCTCGTTCAGGTGGGTCCGGTGGTGGCGGAAGTCATGGCGTACCTTCTGGTAATACATTTGTAGGATCCGGAACGGCTGGTCAGGGAAATAACGGTGGACAAGGGTATAGCGCAAATCCGTTTGTAGGTGGAGGTGGCGGAGGGGCTGGAGGAGTTGGCTCTAATGCAACGGCAAGCGTAGCTGGTAATGGAGGGGCTGGCCGAAGCATCACAATTATGGGCATAACAAAGACGTATTGTGGTGGTGGCGGTGGAAGCCTTCGCGGTTCGGGTGTTTCTTCGGGTGGATCTGGAGGGGGTGGAGCCGGAAACGGAGCTGGTCCTGGATATGATGCGACATATTATGGTAGTGGGGGTGGGGCGGGAGGTGGAAACGGTACAAATCCAAATGGTGGTACTGGATTCCAGGGACTTGTTATCGTGGAATACTAAGTCAGAAATAAATGTAGCTCACAAGTAGATACGATGCCTATAATCGCAACTATAGGTGATGCGAATATCATCGGCAATACAGTGTCACAGGCGAATCTCATAGTCCTGGGCGCTTATTCAAATTTGACAGGGGCACTGAACGTCTCAGGAGTGTCAAATTTGACCAGTCTTAACGTGGCGAGTACGGCCAACTTCCTGGCCAATACAACCTTTCTGGCCAACACTCAACACTTGGGCAATGTCTACTTTGGCAACATCAACAGCTACGGGACGTCTAACCTCTACGCATTGAACGTAGCAGGACAGGCGAACATCCTCCAAGCAACAACCGTCGTCGGCGCAGCGAACCTGATCTCGACCTTGACGGTCGGTGGTGCGACCAATCTGCAGAGTACATCCGTAATGACAGGCGCAGCCAACCTGCTCTCGACGCTAGGGGTTCAAGGCGCAGCCTGGCTGCTCTCGACAGTTAACGTTTCGGCCAACATCAACACAGCCTCGAACCTCTCGGTCAACGGCTTTGCGAACATCGGTCTGCTTAACGTGACCAGCACTTCAAACTTTGTCGGCAACCAGACAATTCTGGGCAATTCGAACATCTTTGGCACGAGCCATAACGTGGCCAGCTCGAACAGCTATTTCATGGGCACGGTCAACGTCGTAGGCACGACCAATATCCTGTCGAACGTAGTCTTGATGAATAACTTTGGAGTTACTGGTCAGACAAACGTCTACTCGACCCTAACAGTCGGTGGACTTTCGAACCTCCAAGGCCAGACTGTCATGACCGGCCAGGCAAATGCCCTTTCCGGTCTATCTGTCCAGGGAAACATCAACACGTTCGCGAACATGAATGTCGCCAACTACTTTTCGGTCGGTCTGGCGGCTAACCTCTACAAGATGAATGTCCAGACTGACTCGATCCTGCAACAGGGTCTCACTATCCAGGGTCAGACGAACATCAACTCACTGTCAAACATTAATTCACTCGTCGTTCCTGGTACGTCTAACTTGGCTCAGCTAGGTATTTACGGAAATCTGGTTGTCGAGGCCAACTCGAACCTGAAAGGCGCGGTGAACATTATTCAGACTATGAATGCCGTAGGGAACATCTCTACACCCGCAAATTTGATCGTCGGGTCGAACATCGTCCCTGGTGCATCTGGTTTCAATGCCGGTAACGTTCTTGTGACTGGTAATCTGGTTGTCCAGGGGAACATCTTTTCTACATCCGGTGCTCTCGGATCGATTGGTGGTCTCGTACTTACAAATCCTTCGACTATAACACTCAACACTCCGTTTGCAAATGACGCAAACGGCAACGCCTTTTCATTCACACTGTCACCTCTGACAATCTCTGGAACATCAGCTTTCATCTCAGTCTCGGCCGGAGGTAACATCAGGTTCCAGCTTCCTGGTACGTACCTACTGACTGGTCTGCTTGTCGGAAGTCAGAGCGTGTCGCGGATAGCAATCGGATCATCCTTGGCCGATAATCACCCGACGACCAAGAATTATGTATACGTTCACAATCAAGACTCGAACCGGGATTTCAGTATTCCAGTCGTAGTCACAGACCAGAGTCTGTACTATTACGTCGACTTGTACTCACCAGTCAGCTCACTGACTGTCGCACCAACGACTGATACACTCGGATCAACGGCCGGGACATACCTGGCGGTCAACTCTTATGGAACTTTCGTACCACAGTCTCTCAATCTGACAGTTCCTTGGACGAATACGGTCAGCAGTGCAAACATTTGGGTAGCATCATCGGTCGGTATCGGAACGACCGCACCCAACTCAAAGTTGTCCCTGGCAGGGAATGCCGCGTTCGGTACTTACGGCGCGACGGGTGTCGCCGCCCCGATCAATGGTCTGATTCTGGACGGAAATGTCGGGTTCGGAACATCGACACCCTTGTCCAATCTGGCAGTCATCGGTAATGCAGTCGTGACGTCTAACATCTGGATCGGCAGCTTTGCAAATATCGGTGGCTATGCCAATGTCGTCGGAAGTTTCACGGCGGCAGCATCCAACGTCCAGTCCTTGATTGTCGGTGTAGACAGTATCGTCAACCGTAATGCAAACGTACTCGGTGCGACCAATCTCAATTCGACGGCCAATATTACTGGCGTGACAAACGTTGCGTCCAGTTTCTCGGCCGGTCTGACCAATCTGCAGAGTCTGAATGTGACAACCACCTCGAACATTGTCGGCGCTACAACCGTTCTTGGTACGATGAATATCAACTCGACAACGAATGTGAACTCGGCATTCTCGGCTGTCGGTCAGGGTATATTTGCAGGAAACCTTGGAGTATTTTGTAATACAGCTCCAACCAGAACCTTGGACGTTCTCGGCTCGGCCGTTATTGGATCGGCCGCGGAGCGTCTGATTCTGAACAGCACGTACATCGGGTTCAATCGAGACCCGATAGCGGCCGTCAATTACACATCCTCGGCATTTGCGTACCAATGGAATCATACACAGGGTGTCACGTCCGTGAGTGACTATATGGCTGTCCAGGTTTATAACCAGAGCGGTGTTTCAGTCACACCAATTGCCTTCGTAATTAACGGAACAGGTAATGTCGGTATAGGTACACAACCAGCTACAAAGTTGGACGTTGGTGGCGCCTTTGCGATATCCGGGACGACTGTGATCGATTCGTCTCGTAACATGGGAAACATAGGAACTGTTGGGTGTGGTGCAATTACATCAACATCTACGATTTCGGGTACTACTTTGTACGGTCCTATAGCCGGGTCAAATACTATTAGTGCGACTACTGTGACAGGAACTAATCTGATCGGCACAACTCTGTACGGGGCTTTGGCCGGCTCTAACACAATCACCGCCTCGTCCGTGACAACTCCGACAGTGACTGCAACTTCGTTATATGGAAACATTGCGGGTTCATATACATTTTCCGGAACAACACTCACGGCTTCGTCGTATTACAATACAACAGGATCCGGTGTGTATCAGATCCAGGGTACGACCGTGATCGATTCTTCTCGCAACTTGACAAATATAGGAAGTATAGGATCTGGTGCTATTACAGCAACGTCCGGTTCTTTTAATTCTGATGTTTCTCTCACAGGTGCAAATTCAAATTTAGGACTCAGTCGAGGTGCGATCTGGTTCAATGGTGTAAATGATACGAACCATTATCTATACAATAACTACAATAATCGCGACAGTGCCGGTGCATTTGACGGCATGAAATGGAATACTTACAACGGTATCTGGATCCGAGGAGGAGCTTCCGGAGCCAATACAGGAATTTTCATGAATTCTGGTGGAAGTGTCGGTATCGGAAATACAGGTCCAGGTTATAAGCTGCATGTATCTGGTGATATCTATGCAAACGGAGGTTATCTTCGTGTATCCGGAAATAACGGCCTCTATTTTGAGAGCTGGGGTGGTGGTTGGTACATGTCCGATTCGTCATTTATTCGAGCCCACAACGACAAAAACGTTTACACGGCGGGCCAACTTCGATGCGCCGGTGGATTTTCAGTGAGTGACGGTACGGTCATAGTTGACAATTCAAGAAACCACTGGGGTTACTTTAAATTTTACTGCGACACATGGGAGCACAGATCGACCGACAATTACCAGCGTTTCTATTTCGCAACCAATTCTCGTACATATCAAAAATCACCCAACGGTCACGAGTTCCAGAGAAATTCCGACGGAGCATGGATTATGATATTAAATGACAATTTGACAACCGATCTACGGAGTACAGTTCGTATATATGGCGGCTGCTCTATAGGAACGAGCGCCGATCCTTCATACACATGTTACGTGAACGGAAACATGCGAGCGACAACAGATATACAGGCTGGTGAAAGTTATTCATACGGGTGGTTCCGTAACAATAACGCACAAACTGGGATATATAACCAGTCGGCCGGGTGTCATCTGCAAGCAAATTATGAATGGTATGGTAATTGGCGTATCCATGGAAACAGAGTTGGTGGATGGGGAGGTCTTAACTTCCCTGACGAGGGAATGAACCTGATGATGCAAGGAGGTGCTTGTGGTTTCCATCGCAACGGCGACGGGTGGAGATGCTACATTGAAGGTAACGATCTCTATGTCCGTGGTAATCTTACAGCCTACTGGTCCGATCGTCGTCTCAAGAAAGATTTCGTCGAGGTAGAGGATTATGATCAAATTCTGAACGGAATGACGGCTTACCGTTTCAAGTGGAACGCACTCGGTGAAAAGGTTACAAATGGAACTATCAAGGAGGATGCAGATGATTTAGCCCTTATAGCTCAGGATGTTCAGGCTGTTCTTCCAGGTGCAGTCTGTGTGAACAAGGCGGCAACCACACCTGATAAGCCAAACGACGAGCAGACTGAATATCTGACCATCAACTATGACAAGATTACGCCAATCCTGGTCCAGGCTCTCAAATCGACCCGCGAGGAACTTCGTGATGTAAAGGAGCGTCTGGCTCGACTCGAAAAACTTCTACTCAAAGAGTAGTATGGGTATTGATATAGCCTCTGGAACTCTTCCCCAGGGTCTAACTATTGGAAAGTGTTATATGAGTTTCCGTGGAGAGGTTATTTACATCTCACAGTGTGGAGACCAGAAATGGCTCATCTCCAGCCAGTACCGCCTTCTAAGCAATGTTTATGACACCGGCGTCGGCGGGTCGGATATCGTACGTGTTCCAATCAGGGTCGAGGTTGATAACCTCGACCGTAATCCTTATGGAGTGTTATACGAGGCACTCAATAAACAGTATCCAAATGCACAGCCCGAACTCCGACCCAGAAGCCAGCTGGTCGATACATCTATGTCGGCTTCTATTAGCGCCATGCCAAATGTCGCATCAGGCCAAGTTGTAACACAGAATATCCCAGTATAAATTAATGGGGATCTTCGTAAAAGGAATAAATCTGCCAAGCGGTGAACGTTATGAGGACTACGCGTACATAACTACAAACGATCAGTGTGTATATATATTTCCGCATCCTATGAGACGGCTCGTCATCAACTACAACATTTACAAGTCCGAACTGAAAAAAGAACTTGTATACGGACCGATTACACTCGAAATAAAGAATCCTGATTTAAATCAGCCTTCATATAAGCTCGTCTATGATTTACTTAATAAAATCTATCCAGGAGGTAGAGAAGTTTAATGGCTCCATTTCTCATAGACGACGTTTTCAAAGTAAATGAAAATATACATATTGACATCAAATTTCCTTTTGTAATAATCGACAACTTATTCGAAGATTACATGAAAATTAGAGACGTCTTTATGCAAACTCCGGCACCGAATTGGAAAATTACACCCGACTCTCGAAACTTTAAAGATTACTATGATTGCCGGCAATTAATTAGGAGCGAATTTCATTTTGCGGATATCATCCGGAGTGTTATAAAGAAAGTATGGAATATAGACACGTATTTTGTCGAGAATACAGTCGGAACGAATTGGTTTCTTCAGATTACCCCAAAAGGTTCTAATTATGCAGTTCCTCACTCGGACATTGAAGGAGGAGATGTAACAGTCATAACATATCTTAACACCGAAGATGAATGCTCCGGTGGTACAGCCTTTTTCAACTATCTTGGAGGAGACAAGTATGCTCCACCGGAAACAGGCAAGTGCTATTGGGGGGACATTTCTGAATTTGAAATTACTCATCGTATCGCCATGAAACCCGGTATGACTTTGCTCTTCCCGTCGAATATTTACCATGCAGCCTGGCACGAAAGGGACTTTTTTGATTCTCCGAGACTCAACATAGTTTCGTGGTTTAAGAAAATCAAGACCGATACAAGTAATGATCAAAACTATATTTACTCATAATATATACACTGCCAGCATAGATCTACCAAAAGAATACAATGAGCGTCTCAGAGATGAAATCTCAAAATTCGAACTGACCAGGTTCAGTCATGCCGATAGCGACACCACATATTGGAAGAATAAAGACCTTCACAAAGAGCCAATTTTCGAACCACTTATAACAGAGATTGATCAACATGTGCAAAAATATACTGGCCTGCCGAATGTAGTGATTAATTCATTGTGGCTTAGTGTATCCGGGAACGGCCAGTATCATTCTTACCATGAGCACGGCGCGGCACTCGTGAGCGGTGTCTATTATGTTTCAGCGCCAAGTGACATACAGACATTTATCGACTTTATGAGCCCGAATGGATATATTGGCCCTAGAGAATATCACGAGCCCATAGAGCCAAAAAAGTTGATACTTTTCGAGGGTTGGATGCTTCATGGATTCGAACCGAATCCAAGTAGACAACCGCGCATAACTATAGCTTTTAATTATAGCGAGAAGTTTTAATGGTGCATGTATTTAAAAAGGTTTTATCACCGGAACGATGTCAGGAATTTATAGATCGAATGGACAAGCACTGGGCAAATGAGAGTGAACTTGGTAATGACATCATGGATTGGTCATCGCGACTCATTGATATAACCGGTGATCCTATCCAACAAGAGATCCAAAGTTTCCTAGAAAAACAGCTGCCCGTAAAATTGACATGTAACCAGGTGCAGATTCAGATTTGGCCAGTCGGAACTCAATCAAAGTTGCATATCCACGACTATACATATGGCCGTGGAAATACAGATTATAATACAATGGTCTATCTCAATGACAACTTCAAGGGTGGTGAATTTATAACAATCGATGGGTTCGAGTATAAACCCGAGCAGGGAACTGTTACATTTTTCGACGGTTCGAATGTTTATCATGGGCTGCGTCGGGTCTACGGAGAACACCGGTATACATTAATTTTCTGGTGGACCCGTACACTCTTCGAGCTTCCAAGCGACCGTAACTCGCAGATCTCGGACGAGGCGCGAAGGCCCGAGTCCTCGGTGGACAACATCCGACTTGAATAGTACACCAAGGTTAGGAATTGGAGGTTGTGTAATCATTTTGTCCAGCTTAAACTGAGTCTCTCCTCCCCATATATCGATATCAGGTGGAGGAAGAGAGTTTGTGTAGAGCAAAAATGTCCAGTGGTTCGGTTTAGTATCGTCCGGATGAAAATCTCCATTTTGTCCGTACGTTTGACCGTTCGCGTAAACTCTCAACAGCTTAAAATCGCGTCTTGTCGCCATTTTGATCAGATTGAATAAATAATCCGAAAAGAATTCATTCTTGGTCAGGTCCATTATCCAAAACAACTGACCGTCTCCATTATTTACCGATTGAGTTCCGAAACGCCACTGACCATTCATTGTGATATTCTGAACTCGGTCAAAATCTGATACGTGCAGAAAATTGTCATAATAGAACAACTTTTCTGGCACTGGAACTGGTCTCTGTCTCATAAACTTTGAAATAGACCACCTACCGGACCCAACTACATCCGTTACTTCGTGTTCAACTACAGAAGGAAAAATGACGAGGCTATTATTATCGATTGGAACTGTGAAATCACCGAATCTCAAGTCACCCCCGGTAAACGACTTTGGATTCTCCCATAGATAGATAATAGCCGTTATCAGTGACATATCTTTGTGCGGTTTGTAATAGTCACCGGACTCGTAATAGCTAACCAGGGTTGAATAGTCAACCCCTTCGTACAGATATTTATATAGCCAGTGCTTCTTTTGCGTCTCCCATGCAACCTCTCTAAATATCTTACTCGTGACATCTAATATTTTATTCGGCTCTTTGAGAAATATACCCTTGTTGTTCTTCTTGTTCTTTCCGGTCATACTTGTAGCTCCTCCAGTATTTCCAGGAAGAGTCAACTGTGGCTTTAATTTATTCAATTCAGTCAGGCATAGCTCTTTTTCATCATCCGAAAAAAAGTTTCGGATGATGCAAAATGTGACTGGTTCATTGAAAAATTCAATGTCCATTTATCTTTAAGAATCTGTAAACTTTAAGAGATGAATGACCAGCCTTGGACATAAGAAAATCCCTCATACTGTCCACCGGCCGCCCATCCGTAAGTCCCGGCAGCACCCCAGTTACCCCCATAGAATCCATATTGTGCATTTCCGCCATCATTACCTCCGGCGCCACCGTATACTTGATTACCAGCTTGACCCGAACCTCCCTGGTAATATGCGTTAGGTCTTCCACCTCCGTACCCCCAACCACCCCCGCCGCCTCCGCCTCCACCTCCGGATGAATTGTTTGGTGAAATTGGCAAAGAGCCTGTCCGGCGACGACCGCCACCACCACCACCTCCACCTCCACCTCCACCTATCCAGGTATAACCTTGTGTATTTATAATCATCTGAGAAACACCACGATATGAATCTGGTGCTATTACACCTCCTCCATTTGTCCCCCCTTGGAATGCATTAGGATAACCATTTCCACCGGTACCACCGGGTCCGACAGCGGTATTAAAATTTCTTATCCATACTCGAGCACCATCGTTCATATATCTTATAAGACCACCGCGACCTATACTACTTTGTATATTGAAAATTGTAGTATAGGCGTTTCCGGCGTCCATGTTTATGCGACCTCCGGTGTTGTAATTATTGATGTATGTCCAAGCCTTGTTTCTCATAGCCCCAAAATTATAACTACCTTCAGGGTTGAAGTATCGACCATTTCCGCTATAATAACCGGACATCGAATACCCCAGTCCAAAGGATTGATTTGCAGAGTACATGCTGACTTCTTGAGCTCCGTTATTTTGGAAATACGGATATGACATCGTCTACTTAAGGAGAAGAAGTTTTTTACAGATAATGTACAAGGTGTTAAAGAGTCTTGTAACACCAGATCACGCCGAAAAACTGGCTTCTATAATAAGAAATCAACCCACACAAGAGGATGATCCACAAGTTCCTGGGAGTTATTCATACTACTGCATTCCTGCGTTGAATACACTTCTAGGAACTCTGCTGAACTCTGTATCGACGGCCGCCTCAAGGACTCTTTTACCCAGCTACACCTATTGCAGGGTCTATCACCGAGGTACTGAGCTCAAACCACACGTCGACCGACCTTCGTGTGAATGGTCCGTGACTCTTAACCTGAGCCAGACTCACGAATGGCCTATATACATGGGCTCTGAAGAGGTTGTCATAGATGTCGGTGACGGTGTTCTGTACCAAGGGGAACGCCTGGAACACTATCGGAAACCATTTGAAGGCGACGAGTACATTCAGGTCTTTTTGCATTATGTCGATGCTGACGGCCCTCACACCAAACACATGTACGACACAAAGACAGTCACGACCGAACTAAGTTTTCCTATAAAGTACGAAAATCACTTTATAGACAGTTGGTGTACTATTGAGGCTGCGTTTAGCCGGGACGAATGTGATCGGATTGTCAAGAAATTTAGCGGTTCTGACCTAGAACATGCAATGGTCGGGGATTATACTGGTGCACTTGACAAGACTATAAGAAAGAGTCGAGTACATTGGATACCGAAAACTCATGAAAACAGTTGGATTTATGAGAGAATCAAGAAAATAGTCACCGAATGCAACAGTGAAACGTTCAAGTTTGAAATTACGGACATAGGACGGCGTATACAATTCACTGAATATGACGGTGGATATTATGACTGGCATGTAGATGCAGGGGGGTCAGACTATGACCGGAAGTTGAGTGTCTCTGTTCAATTATCGGATCCGCATTCGTATGAAGGGGGTCAGCTCGAGTTTTGGGGTGAAGATAAGACTGCGTGTAGACTAAAGGGGTCCATGACTATATTTCCTTCTTACAAGATGCACAGAGTATCCCCGATCACATCTGGCTGCAGGTATTCTCTCGTCATATGGGTCACTGGCCCTCACTTCCGGTAGGGAATATAACAATTGATTTAGGTGACGCGTCCCATGAATATAAGAATGAGTTTGGGAATGCCAAGGCTGACCCAGGCCCCATTTTAAAACAGTAGGTTCGGATCGATATGTCACATTCGGTTATAAACCATATCACGTTTAAAATTGGGTTTGATGGCAAGAGGTTACTGATTTCGGATCCTCGGCATGCAATAAAGGTTGGTTTAGTAAATGTATAATCGATCATGCACTTGTTTTTCTTCACTTGTTGTTCAAATTGGGCTATCAGTTTTTTATAACACTCGTCTAACATTTCATTTGGCACCTGCACCTTCACCGAGTCACCGAGTGAATCTTTGACAGACTGACACAACTGGGGTGGCATAATGTTTCGGAATACTCCTATAAAACAGTCGTTAAAATATCGTTCGTGCAACTTGTTTATAATTTCATCCGAGTAATGATTCCACGTGGCCAACTTTTCCCGCTCGCTATTTGGGAAAACAACCACCCGAGAAATACCTTCCACCTGGTATAAATAGTTATCAAAATGGTCAAAGCGCATTATTCTCTTGACATTTCCAAAGTTTAGCCAGGCGCACGATTTCATGCACGGCACTGGTGAAAACCTCTTCAGTTCCGCGATATCATTCTCGAATATGTATTCATTCTCAACCTTGTCATCCATAAACTGCTCCAGAGTCTTGAATCGGATTCGGTGGCTGTCCTTGTATCTATTGAGAAGGACATCATCCGCAAAAAATTTCGTCGAACTGTACAACACCTTGAGTTTACCAGCTTCCTTCACATATTTAAGCAAGTCTTCATCAATTTTCAAATCCTTTTTGCTTGGCTGGCTCTCTGTTCCTTGAGCAGTGAATGTTGTATAAAAATTGAAACCTTGTTCCGACACAACGAAATAGAACCACCCGGTCGGCACGTGAAGAGAGTCCCCTTTGCACAGTAAATAGTCGTATTTACTCTCTGGCGGAGTCTGAAGAGTCGAATATCTTTTCTCGTCAAAGAACTGTTCAACGTTCATTAATAATGATCTCCAGTATTATTAATGTACGTGTACGCGGATTCAACAAATCGTGACACGCTACTGTACCCATCAGGAAACAGCTACACCCTGCACCTTACAACCCCTGCCAAGAGTGTAACTCAGGTGGACCTTGTCGCTGCCAAGGTTCCAAACTCAATGTACAACATCACGGACGGTAACGACATCATCACCGTCAGTGATGTCTCGTACAGCATTCCGACTGGATTCTATTCGGCCTATGGAATTGCAGATGCCCTGGCCCGCAGAGTAGGTCTGGAGGTCAAGTATCTTCCGGACGAAGGTCACCTCTGGTTTTTCAGCAGCACGGCCGAGTTCACTGTCCAGGTGAACACTGTCGAGCTGCAGAAGCTGACCGGCTTTGGGTCGAACGCCATCTATACCGCTCAGTTGAACATCTTCACCCCGGCCTATGCCAACGGCCCGAACGGGTACTTTCTCAAGTCGGAGAATGTCGTCGACATGTCAACCAATGAGTTTGTCTTTCTGGATATCGAAGAGCTCCGGACGACCCAGGTTACTGATTCCAAGGCTCTTGTCGGTGAGACCTATTCAGGTCTAACCATCAGGTCAACCTTCGGAATGATCCCCATGGATGTAGCATCGGGGTGTATCAAGGATTTCAAAGAGGGGGCGGATTACGTAATATCCATCACCTACCCTCAACCGATCAGCAAGCTGTCCAGGTTGACAGTCCGGTGGTACGACAAGGCTGGTCAGCTCTTGAACTTTAATGGGTTTGAGAATAACGCCTTTGTGCTCCGGGTCCATGAGGCTGAACTCAAGGAGGAGGAGCCCAAGGAGACTTCAATCACGGAACTCGAACTCCAACGTCTGATCGAGTCGTTGATACCGCCACCGCCACCGCCAAAGCCAGAGGTGAAACGGATTATGGTGCCAAGATACTTGATGTACCTTGTTTTGGCAATCCTGCTCGGCTTTGGATGTTACATGTACTTTAGCAGAGTCCCTGCACCAGGAACAAATGCACTGCCACAGCTCCCAACTCGACTTCCAGAGCCACTCCGGATTCCGGCCGCACCGAGACTTATATAATTAAAGTCTGGCCTTTTAGTAGAATAAATGCCGTACCTGGATGTATTCGCGAGTACTTTCAGGTCGACAGGTGGAGCACCTGATACGTCAAACTTGTTTGTGAATGGAACTTCAAATCTGTACGGGACATTGAATGTTTTGAGTCGCGCGTCGTTTCTCGCAGTCACGAATACATCGGCAGATGTGAACATCGCAGCCAACCTCTTGGTCACGGCGAACATCACCGGGATGTCTCGCATGAATATCTTCGGCACGACCAATATCCTTGGGGCTGTCTATATGTCGTCCAACCTGATCAACACATATGGAAATGTGGCCCTGACTGGTAACCTAGTCACGAGTCAAGACATCTTTACAAACAAGATCTATATGCAGTCCAACCTAATTAACACCTATGGTAATGTGGCCATCACCGGAAACTTGGTGACGAGTCAGAATATTTACACGAACAACATTTTCATGGAGTCCAACCTGATTAACACCTATGGTAATGTAGCCCTGACCGGAAACTTGGTCACGAGCCAGAATATCATGACGAATCGTATTTTTATGCAGTCCAACCTGATTAACACATACGGAAACGTTGCCGTAACCGGTAACTTGGTGACGAGTCAGAATATCTACACGAATAACATTTTTATGCAGTCTAACCTGATTAACACCTATGGTAATGTGGCCATCACCGGAAACTTGGTGACGAGCCAGAACATCTACACGAATAGAATTTTCATGGAGTCGAACCTTATCAACACCTACGGTAATGTGGCAATTACTGGTAACCTAGTGACTACGAATGTTCTGTGTACGAATGTGATTATGCGCGCCAATCTTTCATCCGTGACTGGGATAGTTCCTATTAGCGGCAGTGTGGTCGTAGCATCGAATATCACTTGCTCTAACCTTTCTGTTACTGGTCTTTTTGACAAGGTGTTTGAAATTACGGCATCGACATATTACCAGCGACTTGGAGATTATACACTTCCTGCACCGATGACTAATACACTTGGGATGAAGTTTTTCGGTATAAATTTCAATCAATTTACAGTGAATGTGAGTCTCCCGTATTCAAGATATATCACGGTGACTACAAATGGTAATATAGTATTTTCAGTTCCTGGAGTGTTTAAATTGACGGGGGTCATGGCGACAGATGCTGCTATAGGCCGTATAGCTTATGGAAAGGGAACGACAGACTATACAGAGTCTGGAAGAGCATTGAATAGCCCGTATCAATACGTGTATCAGTTCGATGTGACACAAGTACCGACAATTACGTTTACTATACCAATAGTAGTAACGTCGACATCTGAAATTTTCTTTTTTGATATGATCGCTTACCGGACAACACCGACTGTATTGTACGCCACGCATGCAACTATGCCAGATTATGGTCTGCCGATTGGCGGAACTTACCTGGCAATTGGACCTATGTAAATTTAAGCACGGGTCACTGCGTACACCTGGCTTGGCTGAGCAATGGTCACATTGCGAGCCACGCGCTTCACGATCACGTAGACCAGCACGGCCAGCACGGTCGTGAACAGGGCTGACAGAACATAGTAGTTGGGGTTGTTCTTGTTCACCTGGACCAGCACGCTGATCAGGAAGCGCACGACGTCCATCCATGCGACGGCCGCGGCGAAGGAGAAACCGGCCACAACGGAGTTGAGCGCCTGGGACTCAACCTGGGTTGCGATGTTCATCAGACCACCTGGAATCTGGTACTGCTCGGTAGACATTTACAATTAGGTTACAAAAAAATTATTCCGGATCCCGTAAGGCCTGAGTTTCGCATGGCCTTCGGTCCCCTATTCCGGATCAAAATCATCCTCCTCCTGAAAAGGTGCATACTTGACACGAGGTGGAAGTTCTTCTTCGTCTTCTTCTTCGTCTTCTTCTAATTTTGGATGAAGTTCTAGAGGGTCGTAACCCTCTATGTCTTCATCCATCTGATGTATTGAACAGAAGTTTACCTACACCATTTTCCGTGGTGAAAATGTTAAAGGATCGCACGTAAACTCGGACAAGACGAGGAGTTGATGCAGGTACCAAATTCAGGGTCAATAGCTGATTCTTGATGCGTCCAAAGTTTACATGCCCGGTCGGTTCGAGATTTTCAGGGTCGATACACAAAGAATATGTATAAAATATCGTACGAGTTGGGCTTCGGGTATGGTAGTCCATTGGCTGAATTACCCTGAGATATAGAGCCGTTCCAACCTCTTCCGGAATAAGATCATATCCGTCAACCTTTAGCCCTAGACTCTTTATATGATCGATCTTGGTAGAACTGTAGGTAAAATCAAATACGTTCGAAGTTATAGTCTCGTGCTGAATGACAAAATACAACTCCTTTACTGGACCAATGAAATTTAGATTATACCTCTCTATCGGTGAGTATTCCGGAATAGCTCCCTGGAATCTCTGCGTCTGCTCAACCAGGTATGTTCGTTTTTTCCCCTGGAAATATCTGGCCTCTTTTTCTGCAAGGTAGACGTACTCAAAAAGAAACTCACCGCGGATAATATCAGTGATTAGATATGAAGGGAATGTAAAATCAACCGATTCTCTGAATTTTATACGAAGTTCTACAGAGCCTTCACTGAGCGCCAATAAAGGGAACCCTCGCTCACAGACCGAAAATGGAAGAGCGAGGTATAGTGTTTGAGATTCGACCGAATTCACCACACTTTTACCGGTCGTCAAGGATATAACCGACTGTTTCGTCTCGGGTATAGCAATTTCTTGCATCATTTCATTGAATTCTCCATAGTATCGTTCGATGACGTTCCGGTTCACGAGGATTTCAGCATAGTCTATAATATAATTTCCTATAGATGTAGCATATACAGCCACTGGGTTACCGAACTTGTCATTCGGAATTTTGGGCAGGTGGATTCGAATATACATACGGGTAATGAGGTCTCCGGCGTTAGGAATCATCTGGGTATATATATCACCATAACGTGGTTCACCTTGAAATTGAAAAGGAAGCATCTGCATCTGGAATTTAGGCCGAGCCGCAAACTCGTCTATAAAGTACGAAAACTGCGTCCCTTCCTGAATCAACTCGTAATCGGAACGCCCCTCAATGAGGGAACGAATTCCTCCGGCATCAGCCATCTAACACTTACTGAGAAGAATTAAACAAGAGACCGCCGAGGCCAAATTGTACTCGCATGATGTTGTAATTGACTGCATAGATACTGAGCTGCTTTTCGTACACGGGCTCGGGTGTCAAGTTAATCTCGAGAATCTGCTGCCGAATGCGACTCATGTTTACGTGACCGGAAGGATTACTGACATGCTCGGGTTTCATCGAGAATGAGTACATGAATATGTTCGATGTAGGAGTCCCCTTAGAAAATGCCGGTCCGGTGTGTTTGTCCAGAATTTCCAGTGCCCCCATGTACACGGCATCCACAGTTGTTGATGAAAATGCAGTCTGGCCGTTAAAATAGAGCGCCATGTTCTGGAGACCGTTATTTGAATAGTCGAAATAGTCTGTAATCTGATTTTGTGTATATATATTCGATGGATCGATATATATATTTTTGTTATTTCTGATGAAAACTTGAAATTCGACAACCGGGTTGACATAGTTCAGCTGAAAGTATCCACCGACCGAGTTGACTGGAAGAATCTGGCGTGAGAGCTGAATCTGTGAAACAAGATATTCAAGTTTCTTACTTTTAAAATAATCGAGTTCGGGTCCTGTAAGGTAGGCGTACTCGGCAATCAAACTCACAGCGAGGTTTTGATCCGGGACGTCTACAAATGGCTGAATATTAATAGCTCGACCTATGTCAAGCCCTGCTCCGGCATAGTTAAATTTGAATGAAAGCTCTACATCCTGACGATACAGTGCCACGAGAGGAATTGCCAGACCAGTTTCTCTGTAGAAATAGAATGGCAGGTTGACCAGATATGTTCTGGGTGTGTATACGGCCGATGTGTCATCTTTGCCGTACAGAATAGTGAGAGCCGGCTTATTCTCTAGGGTCGTCTGCATGTCCATGGTGTTCTGGATGTATTCACCGGTCAAGGTTTCGATGAGCTGACCACCGATCCGGAGTTCGACCGTATCGATCAAGGCTGCCGCGACTGCATTTACGTAAGCACTCTGCTGGACAGTCGGAACTGTATTACCCCCGATCCAACCAGCCTGCAAAAGGGTCAATATAGATATGGGTCCCGAAATAAACTGGGACGCTGTTTGGGTCGTCGACTGTGGGTTTGCAACAGGGTCGATTTCGAAGGGGAAATAATCATTCGTGACGCCATAAAAGTCTGACATTCGAAGTTCTGGGCGCGCAGATACGTCCGGTGGTTTGATATACTCATTGAGTTGTGAAAGTTGGGGAGTCAGACCGTAATAATCTGTATACATCTGGAACAGACCAGGGAACGCAAACTCTGACTCGATGTCGCTCGCCAAAAGTTGTTTTCCGGACAGCTTTGCATAAAACCAAGTCTTGCACCGATCTTTATATTTTGTCTTTGCGTGCAGAGGGAATATAGTCCAGGGTTGTACACCAGCTCCAGGTCCAGAGATTTCAAGAATGTTAATCTGGACATACGTAGTTGTACACTGAATAACGTTTCCACGCAGGTAGTAATCCGGCCCAGGGCCACTCTCGAGACGGATCGAATCACCGACTGCGTACGGTGCGACCGCTTGGGCTGTTTGAAATACGGCGGTCGGTTTTTGACCAATATTTAGTCCGATACCGGTCGTCGAAGTTGTCACTTCGGAACCGATAGTCCATTGCGCGACCGGTGTAGCAGTCTGAGTCGTGTTGACCATATTCATAACAGTCACATCGGTGGTCGTACACGTAACGACAACCGCACTGAAACTGTACGTATTGTCCTCCCCGGATTGATTGAACGTGATAACCTGGCCTTGTTTAAAAATCGGAACTCCGAATTGTATAAAATTAGGAGTAGCGGTTGTATTGGAGAAAGAGACTGTATAAGGAGTACCTGTCTTGACGTACACACTCGTCTTTGAGCATGATGTCACGTATCCGTACGTTCCTGAAGCTCCAGGGCTTGTAAATATACCCTGATCCAAAGGAATAAGAGTCCCGACCGTAAACGGTGCCACTACCTGCGTCGACGAGAAAGTATATTGAACCGGGCTTGGAGTTGCCCAGTTCAGGTTGATTGATTGGGTTGAAAATGCAGTTGGTCCGTATAATTGCCTATACAATTCGACCAACTGGTCTAATGTCAAACCAGTCAATGTATTCACGTTGTAATAAGGTGCTACTGGTGCTGTTGATGGTAACACCATTATCTACTTTTCACTAATCTTTTTATCTAGTTCCTGCACGGCAGCCACCAGGTGCGTCAGAATACGTTCCCAGCGGATAGACATTGGATCTCCCTGCCGGACCGCCCGTGGTTCAATTTTGTCCACCTCTTGAGCGATGAAACCAAGGTCTTTAAGACCTGGCTTGACTGAAAGCTCATTCCATGTAAAGTCGACCGGCCGAAGATTCCGGATAATCTCGAGCGAATTCTCGCTTGAGATTGTCACGACATCCGTCTTGAGACGCCCGTCGCAGATGACATTAAACCCTATAATATCATCAGTGGCTGTCACGTTTCCGGTCACGTAAAGAGTACTCGCTACGTTGACCGAGAGCTGACCTGGGCCACCATACGCTGCAGGGGGTGGTGCTATATTTCCATAAACATAAAGATCACCTGCGACGAGAACATTTCCATCCTGAAGCAGGGGCATCTTTTACTACTAGTATCACTCTACTTTATTTAAGAACGAGCTCCGGTAAAGGTGAGGACGGACGGGTCGCATCCCCAAAATACACAAGACTGCTGGGACGGAAATGCCAACTTTGAAATAGTGATGGGTTGTGAGAAATATGTATAACTCACAGTTCCGTTCACGGTTGCTGTAGAATTAGAAAATGTTACCACATTGGATGCTGAAATTGGCACGACTGGCTGGGCAGAGAATGTAGCCGAAATGATGTTACTCGTAAAGGTGTTCGACAGGGTTCTTACATCGGACGTCTGAACCGGTAAACCGGATATGGTAAGACCCCCGACTATTGTAACATTTGAAATGACGGCCGATGGTGAGAAATTTGTGGTTGTGATATAGGTGGCGTTATTTACAGAAAGGTTAGCGATCGCAATCATATTAAGATTTAAATGAATCGAAACAGGTATGACAGTTCCGATTGGTGGAAGTGCAGTATCAAACAGAGTCAGAATATTACTTTGATATCCTGTAAAACCAGAAACTACTCCAACTGGAGCTAAGTTTGATGTATACTTGACAATTATACCATTTTCGAACCTAAAGTCTTTGTATTCTATATTTACGATCGAATAATCGAATTGGGATGGATATTGAGTATATCCAACATTAGAGCTTGCTACCAGTGTTTCAGAATATAAAATTTTTACAGGTGTCGTAGCTTGAAGTGAGAAATACTCTGCACTTCCGAATCGGGTTGGTGTTACTCTTCGTATCTGTTCGATAGTAGAAACTGTAACATTTCCAGTCAGGGTTGAGATGCCCGAAATATTCATACCGACACTGATCGGTGACGCATTCGAGACATTCATATTGACCGTCGTAAGAGGCTTGACGATCGGATATAGACTCTTAAATGTAAATCCAGAGAGAGAAGGGTTGTACGTGACATACATGAAATCATTACGAACCCAGGGTATACACGAGGGTGAAACAATTTTTGCCGTCGCGATAGTACTTCCGTTTCGTTTAAATGACACAGGTGTCAGGGTTGTTATCGGCTGGATAATTTGATCCGTAAAGCAGACTATATCAACCGTATTATAAGTGAAAGACACACCGTTCGACGAATATTCTTGGTTTGTAAACGTCTCTTGGACTTTTACTATTCCAGTGTATGGAAGCCCAGTGACTTGATCGTCCTGTTCTATAGCTGTCCCGTTTGTCGATTGGATACATATAAGTCGGATCAGCTGAGGTACTGTTCGCGTGCTTGAGGTGATGCTCGCCTTACAAATATCAACAGTTCCATTTCTAAAAATTACCTCTTGAGGAAGTACAATGGGTCGGATATTTTGGGGATCATCCATTTTCACAATCATAGTAGACTTTCCGACGCTATTTACGACGACGTTCGAAGAATAAGAGGTGCCTATGATATTCTGAGTTGGTGCTATTAAAAGAGAAGGTGAGAATAAGCTAATTTCCCAGTCATTATGTAGACGAGTACCTTCAAATTTATCGACAAGAAATGTAACGTTTTGGGTTGTGCAATCAATTACACGCCCCTGGACGAGTGTTACTTGGTCAATAGCGGTGATAACCTGGGATGTACTATAAGGAGCTTTTGTAAACGAACCTTCTAGATTTAGAATAATCTTATTTCTGGGCTGTTTTACAAGTGAACCTGATACTACGAATGTATTACTTTTATCCGAATAAGATTGTATCACCAACTGCTTTGTTGGAAGACCGAGCATTTCTCCAAGATCTTCTGAGTTTATAACAAGACCCGGTTGAAGTGCGACTGAACTATCAAAGGTAAATATAGAATTGGAAAATGTAACATTTGGAATATTCGAAGTCTGTGTTGTTATAGTTGTAGCCAATTGTGAAGGTGAATAGAAACCTTTCGACAAGGAAATATTGGAAATTTGGCTACTTGATACATTTGAAATATTGGAAATTTGACCGCTTGTCAGGTTTGAATAAATGCTAATAGCATTAGAACCATTAATTAAATTAAATACTATATCACCGGTATTATAAACACCATCTTGCAGTAATATTTCAGTTTGGGAATACGTAATAGGAAAGTTGAGTACGTTGCTAAATGCGACATTGGCCGTGATAGATGCGCCATAAGGTGAATACGTGTTGTAGTAAGGGACTGACCTATTAATGTAGGTGATGGTGTTCGCTCCGTCTGAGAAATAGGTTTTGAATGTCGGAAGGTTTGTTCGGATCTTGGCCAGGGTCGCCTGGTCTTTCACCCATGGCACGTAATCCGAGTTTGTAGCCAAGGGGTACACCCAACCCTGACCTGGGGTGAATAGCGTCGGTAGTGTAACTTTGAGTGTCGTACCGAGTAATAAATCTCCTCGATAAGGGATCTTAACTTTTCCACTGCCTCCAAATTGGACAGGTGTATCAAAAGGGTACTCGGCCGATTGCAGAAGAAATGTAGAGTGTCGCCGGAAAACTCCAGTAAAGTAAGAAACCTCAGGAGTTCCGTTTAAATATACATCTTGCATGCCCTGAGCAGCAATTTGAATGCTCCCAGAAGACATTTCCTATTACAAACTGGTCTTTTTTATTTGCGCCAGATACAGCAATCTAAAACCGAACCCATAATTAGGAGAATGTCTGATGTGTTAAATATTCAGCTTCGAAAGTTCAATCCAGCGACGATCAAGGATGATAAGATTTGTATATTCATCGGGAGACGTGGCACAGGTAAGTCGACGCTCGTGACTGACATATTGTATCACAAGCGTCATCTTCCAGCCGGGATTGTCATGTCAGGAACTGAGGATGGAAATCATCACTACAAAAGTTTCATCCCGGACATTTTCATTTATGGTGGGTACAACAGGGACGCCGTTGTCCGGCTGGTCGAACGACAAAAGCGTCTTATAGCGACCGGTAAAGTTCCACCCGTGTTCCTGCTCATGGACGATCTCATGTTCGACAAGTCGTTCCTCAAGGATCCTTTGATTCGTGAAATCTTTCTGAACGGTCGTCACTGGGGGATATTCGTGATGCTCACGACCCAGTATTCCCTGGATCTGCCACCGGCTATCCGCCAGAATGCCGACTATGTGTTTATCCTGCGAGACAACATCAAGCGAAGCCGAGAAAGCCTGTACAACTCGTTTTGCGGGATGTTTCCAAGTCTGGCGATCTTCAATCAGGTGATGGATGCGTGCACTGAAGACTACGAATGCCTAGTGGTACATACGACAGCTACATCAAATAAGATTGAAGATTGTGTGTTTTATTACAAAGCGCCTTTGCGCAGAAACTTCCGCATTGGTTCACAGGCAATGTGGAACTTTCACAAGACTCATTACACGCCGAACGGCCGGCCGGCTATGATGCAGACGTCAGGCGTCAAACCTAGCAGGGTTGTTGTGAAAAAAGCGGGAAATTTTAATCAACCCGGCTAGTAAATGGTCGAGCTCGTCGATATCCGGGACCATATCGCGATTCAACCTCCTTCGAACGCAGCCCCTCCACCCTCATTTCCTACGCCACCCAACCAAGAAAAAAATACCCTCTCAGAAGTAGAAATGAACCTGTCTACTCCGATCGAGGAAGTCATGGACTCGCCAATGGGTCTGATGCAGCCCCAGATGGGTATGCAGCAGCCACAGATGATCGACGGCCGGGTCGTGGCCGAGCACCCCGTCGGCCCATCGGCTACCGCCCAGGTCGTCCAGACTTCGTCTCGCAAGACTTACCCACTGAACTTGAACGAGGACCAGATCCAGGCTCTGATTGCAGGCCTGGCCGGTGTTGCCGCATTTTCAAAGCCTGTCCAGGAGAGACTGTTGAGCAGTCTGCCCCAGGCTATCGGCCCGGACGGTGGTCTGTCCACCATCGGTATGGTGATCACCGCTCTCATCGCGGCGGTCATCTTCTATCTGGTCAAGCGTGCAGTCTAATCTGATATGAAATGACCACAATAAGGTGCCCGGGAAATACCCCGGTACAGCCCCATTCTACTTGCAATCGCTTTTAACTTGTGGAGGTTGTCCCAGAACCCACCAGAATGCTTAAACTCTGTAACAGTAATATGAGACAATTCGTGTAAAAGAACATGCATAACCTGGTTTTCATCTGTCCCATCCAGACAGATGAAAATCTCATACCCCTTGTTTACATTGTAGCCAATAACACCCTTTGCCAAGAGACCTGTTATAATTGTCTCTTTGTGCAAAGACGGAAATTCACCAGTCTTGCGAAGTTCACTCAACAAAGTCTCATACCTTTTACGCACAGCTGTCATCATGGCTGGCTCTCTGAGCGAGGACCATACTGAGATGAGTGCCAGTATGATAATGAGGAACTGGTGGAGTTCCATACCTGTTATAGTCCGAGATTTAAAGCAGAGCCGAAGGCTCTGAGCCGGACAACGACAAGGCACTACGTGCCTTGATTACCTGAGGCGCCTGAAAACAAACTTGGAATAAATATCGGTGATTGTATTCTTCTTTTCCTTTACAAACGGGGTTAACTCGACCAGGGCCAGTCGGTTGTCGAAGCACACTTCGATCATCTTGGTATAGTAACACAATGGTTCCGGAACTGGTCCTTCCGCGTAGTAAGGCCCGTCGGCCAGCTGGACCAGGATCATCTCTCCGATCCGGTGACCAAACTTACCGATGCTCGGGCCACGCTGAATCTTATTCCCGAGTGAATCACTCCACTCTTCTGGGAGGGCCAGGATCTTTTCGGCGTGCGGGATGACTCCGAAGAATAATCCACCAGGGGGGAGTCGGTCAGAGACTGCCCGGATACACTTCCTGAAATAATCCTCGTCCCGGAAGCAGTACTGCAAAGAAAAGTTGAAGCAGATGTAGTCGAACGGGCCCGAAGGAGCCTTGAGAATATCGCCGACCAGGATCGTCGCCTCCGGGTATACATTCTTGGCGCGGCTGACCGCCTCTGCGACCGATTCCGGGTCAGGATCGATCATGGTCAGGTCCGCCTTGACCATCTTCCACTTGGCCAGGTCGCCACCCCGGCCACTACCGACATCGAGCACCTTGGCGCCCTCAGTCTTGACGAGCGTCTTGATAATTTCACGCTTACGATCGTTGTGAAGCTTGCGTAGAGTGTCCATACTTTTCAAGAGCTTCTGCGCCTTATCTGTTAAAGAATAAGCGCTATGTTATAGTAAATGGGTTCTCTGGAGCAGGATTTCACCACCGTCCCGGGTCAGATTTATGCACTGATTTCACTCGTCGGACCCGACTGCCCTCAGCGTGGCGACAAGTTTGGTCTGAAGATTCGTGGCGTCTTCAACTCACGCGAGGAGGCGTCGAGCCACGCCAAGCGCCTTCAGCGCGAGGATGCTACATTCGACATTTACCTGGTTGACATGTACAAGTGGCTGCTGATCCCACCAGATCGCGAGCAGATTGAGGATGTTCACTACCAGAACGAGAAGCTTGAGGAGATTATGACCAAGTACAAGGAGAATCAGCGTCATGCTGCTGCCATGTTCGAGCGTCGCAAGCGTGACATGACCGCGACACCACTCAAGGAGTCTGACACGCCTTACATCGATCCATCGGACGAGAATTCCAAGTACTACAACAAGCCCGATGTCCCACCAATTCCCCATCCATCAGAGATTCTGGAGGAGCTGAAGAGTCAGTACCTGGACAAGTCAATTGACGAGCTTGTGAAGATGGCCGATGAGCGCGTCGCCGATGAGATTGAGAAACGCCGTATTCAGCAGGAGAAGGAGCGCGAGGCGGCGGCTTCCATGCCAGCAATCAAGGAGGAGCCAATGAATATCACTTCCGAGTCTTCATAAAACGGAGACAAAGTCTCCGGAGCGGGTTAACATAATTTTACTTGTTTAGAGTAAGGATGCCACCAGCACTGGCCATCATAATTAACGTCATAACCATATTCGTCGTATTTTCGCTCTATTTTCTGGTGTACACGCGTTTCACAAAGCGCGAGGAAGCATCCCAAACTGCTTTGGATGTTTGGAAATCTATTTCAAGCACCGAGAAAGAGAGTGCATGGAATGGATTTTTAAATGAAACTGTTGCCCAGGCTCGAACCGGCCCGGTCGGAACATTTACAAGTTATGAAAAGGTTATGCCAGTTCAGGCTCGCTTGTATCAACTTGTGCGCTGAATAATAATAGGCACATTCATGGATTTGCCCATAAAAAGACCAATCACGAAAGCAATAAAAATCAAAAAGAGTATCTGTTTTGAAATGCTATCAAAAAAGCTACTCTTCTGATCGGGCTCTTGTGCTGGCATATGGTAATAATACTGCGGCTGTTCCTGTTGCTGCTGATGTGGTTGTTGCTGTTGCCATTCTGTTTGCTCCTCGTGCTCACGGACAGGTGAAAGTGGCGTCGGCGGTGGTGGCATTGCAGCAGAATAACTCATCTGAGTATTCATTCTACTCCTCCTCTTCATCTTCTTCCTCCTCCTCTGACGCTTCGCCGTCGTCGTCCTCCTCGTCGTCGACTACGAAATCCTTGAGACTTCCCTCGTCATCCTCCTCCTCTTCATCCTCCTCATCAGAATCAATATCGGAAGTGTCAGACTCGTCCGAGTCGTAATCCTCTGGGTCAAAATCATCCTCTACAACTTCCTGTGGTACATAACGATCCGGTTGCTTTACCACCCGGCCTGAACGGGTCTGCAGGGTCATTTAGATCTTCTGGAATCTTATCGTTTAAGTACTTTGGAAAGAAGCGAACGCCATAGCGAACAGCCATTCGTTGAATTATTTCCTCCCCTGTAAGAGCTACCCGGTCAGCAATCCCGTTAAGCTCGTCGTAAAGCTCTGACTGATCAGCCCTCTGGTTGTACAGTGACATTTCCCGGATGTCCTCGAGCGCCTGATAAAGAGCATTTGCGGCAGCCTTGGGGTCTGTATACACTATAGAATCACAGTGCTTGATGTTTGCTACAAACGATCTGAAGCGGTCAGGTTCAAGTCCTGAGTACGGGTGCAACTCATCGATGAATCTCTGGAACGGCTCTTCTGGAAGGGGGTGGTATGGAAAAAATATCGTAAATAGAAACACTAGGAGAGCAATCTTGAGCCATAACTCCATCCTTGGTCAGCTCTTCTACAATAGACGGAGGAAGAATATACGGCTTTCCACGAAACTCTGGTCCGCAGTCCGGATCGAGACACTTTTGTCGGATTGTCCACTGGAACTGCTGCCGGTAGATACTGAACCAGATATGATTCGACCTGTGCTCAGCCTTGATATTCTCACAGAACCTCGAATTTGTCTGGACACAATAGACAGCCTTGTCCGTCTCTTTCCTGGCTCTAAAGACTCGTTGGACGCTCGCATCCTCTTGGCCCCGAATGTTCCGTCTGATAAACTCCTCAAGTTTATCTGCGCTCTCCGGAAGTTCCTCGGATGTCTTTTCCTCGATCCCGTCAAGTCGAATCGAGAACAAATTCAAGAGGTCAACGGCCGGGTCGGCTGGCAGGTAGGTTACACCACCTGGGCCTATCCGTTTCCACGGAACATAGACTGTGGAGTTGGCGTCAGTCTTGTGTGACCAAAGCATTCTAAGGCCTGATCCTTGATACACGGCCGCATCTATGTCTTGAGCCCAGTCCCGACCTGGAAAACACTCGGTCAGCTCTAGTATAATCTTTGCCCTGGTTTGCATGGCTTGC